CAAGTGGTACATCAGGAATTTCTGGAATCAGTGGATTATCTGGCACTTCAGGTATAAGCGGTTTATCTGGTACATCAGGAATTAGTGGTTCAAGTGGAATTTCTGGAATCAGTGGTCGTTCAGGTATTAGCGGTTTGAGCGGATTATCTGGTACATCGGGAACTTCAGGTATCTCTGGTTTAAGTGGCACATCAGGTATTTCAGGTCAAAGTGGTACTTCTGGTATAAGTGGTTTATCTGGAACATCAGGACTTTCTGGTATAAGTGGATTGAGTGGAAACTCGGGAACATCAGGTATTAGTGGATTATCAGGAACCTCTGGAATCAGCGGTACGTCTGGTATCTCCGGTTCAAGTGGAACCTCAGGTATCTCTGGTTTATCAGGTACAAGCGGTATAAGTGGATTAAGTGGAACATCTGGTATCAGTGGTCTGAGTGGTACGTCTGGTCTTTCAGGTACAAGCGGAACATCTGGTATATCGGGATTATCAGGAACTAGTGGAATTTCAGGTTTATCTGGTACAAGTGGAATAAGTGGCACATCAGGAATTAGTGGAACCAGTGGTATATCTGGATTATCAGGTACTTCGGGTATTAGTGGAACTAGTGGATTAAGTGGAACATCAGGACTTTCAGGTCAAAGTGGTACTAGTGGTATAAGTGGATTGTCAGGAACTTCTGGTATCTCAGGATTAAGTGGTCAATCGGGAACTTCAGGAATTAGTGGAATATCAGGACAATCTGGAACATCTGGTATTAGTGGTTTGAGCGGTCAATCAGGTATCTCTGGATTGAGTGGTACTTCAGGTTTATCTGGTACAAGTGGTTTAAGTGGTACGTCAGGAATTTCTGGATTAAGTGGAAGATCTGGTATCTCAGGACTTTCGGGAACAAGTGGGTTGTCTGGTACTTCGGGTATAAGTGGAACATCTGGTTTGTCAGGAACATCCGGTACTTCAGGTATAAGTGGATTAAGTGGACAATCTGGTACATCGGGTATCTCTGGATTAAGTGGACAATCTGGTACATCGGGTATCTCTGGTACTTCAGGTATCTCTGGATTGAGTGGACAATCTGGTACATCAGGAATTAGTGGTTTATCTGGTCAATCAGGAACATCAGGACTTTCGGGTCAATCTGGTACTAGTGGTATTAGTGGAATCTCAGGAATTAGTGGTATAAGCGGATTATCTGGTACTAGTGGAATAAGTGGAACTTCAGGAACATCGGGAATATCAGGTCAAAGCGGTACTAGTGGTTTATCTGGTACATCAGGTACTTCTGGTATAAGTGGATTGTCAGGAACTTCAGGTTTATCTGGCACATCTGGATTAAGTGGAACTTCTGGTACGTCAGGTATTAGTGGTTTGAGTGGACAATCTGGAATTAGCGGATTATCGGGGACTTCTGGTATAAGCGGAACTTCTGGTATTTCAGGTTCAAGTGGTACATCAGGAATTTCTGGAATAAGTGGAATTAGTGGTCGTTCAGGTATAAGTGGATTAAGTGGAAACTCAGGTACTTCGGGTATCTCTGGTTTATCAGGAACTTCGGGATTGTCTGGAAATAGTGGAATATCAGGACAATCTGGTCTTTCAGGTACCAGTGGAACTAGTGGTGTTTCAGGATTATCAGGACAATCTGGAACATCAGGAATCTCAGGACTTTCGGGTATAAGTGGATTAAGTGGTACATCTGGTCTTTCGGGAACATCTGGTACCTCTGGATTATCAGGTCAAAGTGGTACATCAGGAATAAGTGGATTATCTGGAAACTCGGGTTTAAGTGGAACATCAGGTATCTCTGGATTTTCAGGTACTTCAGGTATTAGTGGTACATCCGGTATAAGTGGTTTATCAGGTCAATCAGGAACTTCAGGTATATCAGGATTAAGTGGTACGTCTGGTGTATCAGGTATCTCTGGTCTTTCAGGTACTAGTGGATTATCGGGTTCAAGCGGAACTTCTGGTCTTTCGGGAACAAGTGGAACTTCTGGTATAAGTGGTTTATCAGGAACTTCGGGATTGTCTGGAAATAGTGGAATATCAGGACAATCTGGTCTTTCAGGACAATCTGGAACATCTGGTATCTCAGGACTTTCGGGAATAAGTGGGTTGTCTGGTACTTCAGGTACATCTGGTCTTTCGGGAACATCTGGTACAAGTGGATTATCTGGTCAATCTGGAACATCAGGTATTAGTGGTTTAAGTGGAGTATCAGGACAATCTGGTACTTCAGGTATATCGGGATTATCTGGTACATCAGGAATCTCTGGATTGAGTGGTAACTCAGGAATAAGTGGATTGTCAGGAACTTCAGGTTTATCTGGTACAAGTGGATTGTCAGGAACTTCAGGTTTATCTGGTACAAGTGGGTTGAGTGGAATATCAGGACTTTCGGGTCAATCTGGAACTTCAGGAGTAAGTGGTTTATCAGGACAATCTGGTACATCAGGTATTAGTGGTTTAAGTGGTACTAGTGGAATAAGTGGATTATCTGGAACCAGTGGAATTAGTGGTCGTTCAGGTATTTCTGGACTAAGTGGTACATCAGGTATTTCTGGGTTATCAGGAACTTCGGGATTGTCTGGAACCAGTGGATTATCAGGAATAAGTGGATTATCAGGTCAATCTGGCACATCAGGAATCTCAGGACTTTCAGGTACTTCAGGTACATCTGGTCTTTCGGGAACAAGTGGAACATCGGGTATTAGTGGTCAATCGGGTACTTCAGGTATTAGTGGGTTATCTGGTACTTCAGGTATATCGGGTACGTCAGGAACCTCTGGATTATCAGGTCAAAGTGGAACATCGGGTATTTCTGGAATTAGTGGACTTTCTGGTACAAGTGGTACTTCTGGTATCTCGGGACAATCTGGATCCTCAGGTATCTCTGGTTTATCAGGAACATCCGGAACTTCAGGTATATCAGGATTAAGTGGTGTTAGTGGAACATCGGGTATTTCAGGACAATCTGGTACTTCTGGTCTTTCAGGTTCAAGTGGAACATCAGGTATTTCTGGATTAAGTGGAACCTCAGGTACATCAGGATTGTCTGGAAATAGTGGAACATCAGGATTATCAGGAACATCTGGAACATCGGGATTATCAGGAACTAGTGGAACATCAGGTTTATCAGGTCAAAGCGGTACTTCTGGTATATCGGGATTATCAGGAACTTCGGGAATCTCGGGCGTGTCAGGTATTAGTGGACGTTCTGGTATCAGTGGTCTTGTGGGTGAATCGGGATTAAGTGGAAGAAGTGGTATTTCAGGATTATCTGGTACTTCGGGAACTTCAGGTATTTCTGGATTAAGTGGAACCTCAGGTACATCAGGAATCAGTGGTTTATCTGGTACTAGTGGTACATCAGGTATTAGTGGAACTTCAGGATTATCTGGTACTTCGGGAACTTCAGGTATTTCTGGATTATCTGGTTCTTCGGGATTGTCTGGAACTAGTGGTTTATCAGGTACGAGTGGAATATCGGGATTAAGTGGTACTTCTGGCATCTCAGGATTATCTGGTAATAGTGGAACATCGGGAATTAGTGGAATATCAGGACAATCTGGAACTTCAGGTATAAGTGGATTAAGTGGTCGTTCTGGTATCTCTGGTATAAATGGTACTAACGGAACCAACGGAACCAACGGAGCATTATCATTAACGTGGGATCTGAATACATCTTCATCGTCTAGTCCAAGTACTGGAGAATTTAACACATATAACGGATCAACGTATGGTACATTAACATTTAGTTTAATTCAAAAATTAGTAATTAATGAAACATCAATACAGGGTATTGCCACATCATTATTAGATACGATAAGTACGGCATTATCTAATAATCAAAAAGTATACCTTCAGATTACTGAATCTGATGACAACACAACTACGAGTTCTTTTCAAGTAACCGCCATTAGTTTATCCTCTGGTGTTTACACTCTTGACGTTACTGCATTATATGCAAATGGTACGATGACAAACGGAGATCGTTATGTAATCTCTACTAGTATAGGTGGATTATCTGGAACTAGCGGATTGTCAGGAACAGCGGGTAGTGCAGGTAGTGCGGGTACATCAGGTATCAGTGGATTGTCAGGAACAGCGGGTAGTGCGGGTACATCAGGTATCAGTGGATTAAGTGGACAATCTGGAACTTCAGGATTAAGTGGAACATCTGGCACATCAGGTATTAGTGGTGTATCAGGAAGAAGTGGAATTTCAGGTTTAAGTGGAATTTCAGGTTTAAGTGGAATTTCAGGTTTAAGTGGAATTTTACCGGCAGGTGTGAGCGGTTCGGTACCATATCACAATGGAACAAGCTGGGTTGTTAACAGTTTAAACTTATTCCATAATGGTTCTGTTGTTGGTGTTGGATTAAGTGCCCCAACCGCAGAATTACATGTTAGAGGTTCGGGTTCAACAAGTGGATCAACCACATTAAGAATTGAAAATAGTGGGGCAACACCATCATTAGTGGTTAGAGATGATGGTAATGTTGGTATCGGTACAGCATCACCAACATCAAAATTATTAGTGTCGGGAACAACAAACGTAGTAAGTATTGTTGGTAGTGGAAGTACATTACCATTATTCACGGTTCAAGGGTCGTTAGGTGAGTTATTTTCTGTTACAGATAGTTTAACCGGTTCGTTATTTAGTGTTAACGATATATCAGGATTACCAATATTAGAAGTTTTCTCTGATAACACAATAACCGCAGGTGATTACGCGGCACCTGCATTGATTACAACAGATAAACTAACGATAGCGGCAAGTGGAACCACATATGATTTATTCACAATACCATCTACTTACGACACTGCATTTGTTGATTACACAGTTAGAAACTCTGCAGGCACAAGAGCGGGTCAAATCGCAGCAACATGGAGTGGCACAACAATTGTTTTCAGTGAAACAACGACAACCGATATTGGTAGTACAACACCTGTTTCGGTGTTTGTGAGAATGTCAGGATCAACCGCAATAGTATCAACATCGGCAACAACAACTAACTGGGTGGTTAAAACAATTTTAAGGGGTATTTAATAATATGGCATTTAATTATTCACCAAAAATAATAACAGATGGTTTAGTATTGTATTTAGATGCGGCCAATACTAAAAGTTACCCAACTACTGGAACAACTTGGAGTGATATTTCAAGGGTGGGTAATAACTGTAGTTTAACTAATGGTCCAATATTTAATAGCCAAAATGGAGGAAGTATTGTGTTTGATGGTACCGATGATTATGGTTTAATGAATAACGTCATAAATCTATCCAATAGATTTACTATAAATGCTTGGGTTAGATTAAATTCTACCACACCACAACCTACAAACTTTTCTAATAGGGTAATATTAATATCTAATTGTTATCCTTATCAAGCAAACAAAGGATTCTTAATGTCGGCATCTGGGAACAATGGATCTGATTTTTGGATTTCACTAGGTGCCGACCAAAAATTTGCAGTTTCAACAACTGGTTATACTTCACCAAATACTAACATCATGTTAACCGCTACAGTTAATGCTGGAGATAGTAATATAAAATTATTTTTCAATGGACAAGAGGTTTCTTACAACACCAGAACTGATGGAAACATTAGTTTAGCATATGATGTGGGCAGTACACAAATTGGTTTTAGATCGACTGGTGATATTATGAACGGAAGATTATATTCGATGCAGTTATATAATCGAGCACTATCAGATTTAGAAGTATTACAAAACTATAACACGACAAGAACAAGATTCGGATTATAAAATTATGTCAGCAACAATTGCACCAAATATGATAACAGATGGTCTAATATTCTACTTAGACGCAGGAAATACCAAAAGTTATATTGGTACTGGAACAACATGGAATGATTTAGGTAGTACTAATTTAAAAGGAACCTTAACCAATGGTCCAACATTTAGTAGTGCTAGTGGTGGTACCATTACATTTGATGGTACAAATGATTATGTATCAATGTCTTCACTTTCTCTCGTAATAACAGGTGGTACTTTTATTGTATGGGTAAGAAGAAATGGTATTCAGGTTAATTTTACAGGATTACTATATAATAGAGTTAGTTTAGGTACAGGTTTATCTTTAGCTGCTGATATGATTAATTATAGTTGGAATAATGAACCTAATACTTATAATTGGGTGAGTAACCTAACCATACCAAATTTACAATTTTCTATGTGTGCAATATCAGTGAATAGTACATCTGCAGTTGCCTACTTATGCCAATCCTCAGGAATTTCGTCAGCAACTAATAATGTAAGTCACGGAAGTGCAACATTAGAAACGTTGTGGGTTGGTTACGATGGTATTGACCCCAGATATTTTAAGGGTAATATTGGTCAAGCATTTATATATAATAGGGATTTATCATCCACAGAAATAGAACAAATTTTTAGAGTAACAAAAATAAGATATGGATTATAACAATAGAGAATATATGATTTTTAGCATAACGGAGTTATCTAAAATCGATTTTAGTCAAGTACTGGAAACATCATCAGAAACTGTTAGAAAATCAGTTGATGGTACAAAAACATTTGTAAAATGGGTTGGCGAAACCATTCCCTCAAGCGTAGAAAGTTTAATAACAAAAGAGGGTCCTTACACTCACGATGAGATTATTGTAATTTTATCAACATCTGAGTGGATTGATCCTAATATGTTTATGGGAGGTTAATATGAGTAGTGTTGGAAATTGGAGGGGTCCGGATATAGTAAAAGATGGGTTGGTGTTCTATTTTAATGCAGCATCCCCCAATTCATTTTATTCCCCCTCATCAAGCACATTGGTAAAAAATATTGTGGATTTTTCTACCACTTCTTCATTAACCGGATCTTTAGTAAATGGTGCTTCATTTAGTAGTGGATTTGGTGGTACTTTTAATTTTGATGGTGTGGATGATCATATTGCTTTAGGTACATTTCCATCTATTAGTTTTGCAAATGGTATAACAATAGATGTTGTGGTTAGGTTTACAGCACTTGGAGGTGGTGGTTGGGAAAGGTTCATAGATTTAACATCACAAACAGGTACTTTAATTCAGTTTGGACGACATTCTGTTTTTTCAAATGTGTTTTTTTCTTGTAAGAATATCACAGGGGGCGATGCAGCACTAAATCGACGCTTTCAAAGTACTGGAACAACCATAACAACCAATCAAATAACAATGTATTCGGTCACCCTACCCGCTGGTACACCAGGTGATGTTACCCCAGGTTGTGTACTTTATAGAAACGGGGCGGTGATAAATGGTCAATTAGCAACCGCCAACGAAAACCCCAGATTACCATCAACACAATCCAGAGAGATTGGATATATTGCAAGATCACCATTTGCAGGTAATTCTTTTTTAAATGGATCTGTATACCAATTAAAGATATATAATAGACAATTAACTGCCACGGAAGTTCTTAAAAACTACAACGCAATAAAAGGTATATTCGGTATATAGTTAATATTTATAATAAAACAAAAATAAAATTAATATGCCAAACGAATTGAAAATAAATAATGGTGCCGAGGTTATTGGTAGTATTTCATTGGGTAGTGGTACAACAACAAATGCCGTTATACAAAGAAGACAGACACCAGCAGTATCATCAGGTAGTGGTGCAACAATATACTCAACTATTTTTGCCGCTGGTAATGGAATAGGAAACACATCCCCATATACCATGAGAGATGATCATGGTGCAACCATAGAATTAAGAGCGGGTACTCCAACATCAGATCAGTATGGTGGTGGTATTTTTATTAGTGCAAACGGTCATACAAGTGCATTGGGTAATGGTAACGCTATTGTATTTAGGAATCGTACAGGTGTTGATACATACACAGAACGCATGAGGATTGCGAAAGATGGTAAAGTTGGTATAAACAGTAGTTCCCCAAACGCACAACTTACAGTTCAAACTAGTGTGGGTGGGCTTGGGTTAAATGTGACAGATGCAACTGGTAGTGATCTTAATGTGACCCCTGGTGTTTCTTCAGGTGTTGTTAGGGTAGGACCAAGTGTGGGTCAAATGGCATTTTACGCCAATGGTTCCGAAGCCATGCGTATTGATACTGATCTACAGGTGGGTATAGGTGTTACCACCATAGGTGCAAGGCTTCATGTAAATGGATCTATAAGGGTAGATAATCAAGCATATGTTAGTGTTCTTGGAACAAATACCGGTACTCCAACCCAATATTATGGTAGTGATGGTTCTATTTATTTAAGCGACCCCGCATATTGGTTAAAAATATTCTTAGATGATAGTAGTACTAATTATTACATACCCGTTTATATATCAACATAACCAACATAAATTTTGTATATTTGGTTTACTATTGTTTTTTTTTAGGTTATTTTTTTAACCAAAAAAGATAATGGATACAACTGTTGTGATTCATAGTGAATCAAACGAAAAATTATTAACCATATTAAAAAAAATGGATAAATTTAGGATTCAAAGAAACCTATCCATTTTTGTACATTCAAAAAATTATTTTCCAGAAGACGATTGTAAAAAATACGTTGTAAATTACAAAACGTATGCCATTTTCCCAACAGAAAAAAACACAATAGATTCTATCGTTGAGATGCTTTTAAGGGTAAAAACCAAAAACGTATTAATTGTTAATGAAGATTCACCAGATTTTTCTTTTGAAAAGTGGGACAATAAAAACCACAACTATCTGTTTGGTGATTTACAAGATATTTTAAAACTAAAATTTGACACCAAATATGAGGGTTTATACAATTTCGTTATAGATTTAAAATCACAATACAATAAAACAAAATACGAAACCGATTTATCTACCAAAGACGGACTAAGATATTCAAACAAAATAAAAAATCCATTATTTGATGAAAACATAATTTACATTGATGGTGGTTTGGGTGATCATATTATGGCACTTCCATTATTGGAGAGTATGGGTGGTAATTTATATATTTCATGTAAGTATCCATTTGTTTTTAATCACATAAAAAATAAAGGTTTTATCGATTGGAACGATGAGTTGTTTGGTGGTTATAACAGGTTTGTTTACGAATATGGATCAAGAAATAACTCCAAAACAATTATCGATGCGTTTTTTGAGTTATATGGTAAAAAAAGAACAGAAAAAGACATTCTAAAATACAATGGTGAATCAACAATTGTACAAGAATTATTAAATAAAAAATTGGCATTAATTTGTACAAGTGCCGCCAAAATACAAAACCAAGACTCAAATAAAGATTGGAGAGATATTAGGTGGTTCAAACTTATTCATGAATTAAAAAAAATGGGTTATTTTGTTGTACAAGTGGGTACCACAAAAGACAATCAAATACCAAATGTGGATTACAAATTTTTAGATAAACCATTATCTGAATTAAAATTTGTTATTGAAAACTCATCATTATGGATTAGTGTTGATACTTTTTTTCACCACTTTGCATCTGCAATAAAACCAAACGTTGGTATTTGTTTAACTCCTTTTTATAATGACCACGCTAAACATCCCGGAGTAACATACATTGAAAAAGATTGTGGTAAAAATTTCTCGGACAGAAAATGGTGGCTGGACTTACAACAACCAGAAAGAAAAGAATGTATGGATTTAATAATGGTTGATGATGTTTTAAAAAACATAGAAAAAAGATATGAATAAAATAAAGGTTAAAATCCATTCGAATGATTTTGATATAGATAATTGTTCTAATTGGAGATCCAATTTACAATATAATGGGGAAATTGAAGATGTGGAAATAACTTTCTACAAATCACATGTTTATTATTTTGAAGATGATTTAAATTACGATGTGATTGTATTTATTAGACCACTACTAGGTTATGCCGAATACATCAAAGCACTAAAAAACGCAGGAAAAATAGTGATTGTGGATTTTGACGATCCACTTCCAATGGTTTTTGATAAATCACTAGTGAAAGAAAATATAATACAAACATTATCAATATTTGATAGTTGTGATTTAGTTACAACAACAAATGAAAGTATGAAAACATATTTTTATTACCATACATATAAAGATAAAATTGAGATATTACCCAATGTGATAAATAAAAAATTTGTTAATAAGAATAAAAAAAACAACTCTGATAAAATTATTTTAGGTTGGTTTGGGAATGGTGGTCACATAAGCTCTTTACAACAGATTAATGATATTATCTTAAAAATTTTAAATGAGAATGAAAACGTTTTTTTAAACTTATATTCAGATAATAATAATATTTTTGAGTTATTTAATCACCCAAAAACGAATAAAATAAACTATGTTTATAATTTTGAAATTTTTCAAGATAGTTTGAATGATGTTGATATAAATTTAGCACCACTAGATGAAAATTATTTTAATTTAAATAAATCAAACATAAGAATCATTTTACCCGGATATAAAGGTATACCTTCAGTTGCAACCAATTTTGGTGAATATAAAAAAATAGGAAAGGATAACATACTTTTATGTGATTCTGGTGAAGATTGGTATAATAATTTAATGTTGTTAATAAATGATTCAAACTTAAGAAAAAACATGGGATACAACATTCAAAAATATGTTGAGGAGTATTTTTCTTTTGAAAAATGGTCAACGATTAAAAGTAAAATGTTTAAAAATCTAATAAACAAAAACTAATAATATGGTAATAGTACAGCTGGGTTCAAACAAGGGTAATGATAAATTAACCGAATACATTAAAAATAACAACATAAATTTAGAACTGGGTTTGTTTGTTGAAGCAATTCCATTCCATATAGATGAATTAAAAGAGTGTTATAAAGATTATCCTAATGCGGTGATAGAAAATAATGCAATAAAACTACCACGGGATGAAAAAACTGAAATGGTTATTTATTACCACTTAGATGACGGACCAAAATATGAGGTTGCATCTTTTGATAAGAACCATATATTAAAACACTATACAACCGATAATATCGAAAGTATTAAGGTACCATCAATGACCTTGGAAGAAATTTTGGATAAACACAACATAACAAAAATAGATTGGTTATTGATTGATGTTGAAGGTTTGGATGCCGAAATAGTTGAAACATTTAATTGGTCAAAATACGATATTGATAGAGTTGATGTTGAACATATACATTGGGGTATAAAAAGAGATTATTTATTCCAAAAGTTTTACGATATGGGGTATAAACATGTAGTGGCGAACGATGATAGATATGATGTTGCGTTTGAAAAAATTATTGTTAATGATCAAAAAATAGAACATTTTTATCAAAACATTGGGGAGGATTGGTTTGGACATTCCAATTTTTATAGTGAAATTGTAAATAAATTCCCTGATGACTCACATTTTGTGGAGGTAGGTGTATGGAAAGGTAGGGGTGCTGCTTATATGGCCACAGAAATTATTAATTCTGGTAAAAAAATAAAATTTGATTGTGTGGATAATTGGGAGTATTCTGATTTACAAAAGGACATTCCTGAAAATTTATATGAAAATTTATATGAAACATTTTTAGAAAATGTAAAACCTGTTAAACATATGATTAACCCAATTAAGTTATTATCTCATGATGCATCTAAATTATATGAAAACAATTCTTTAGATTTTGTCTTTATTGATGCGGCACACGATTATGAAAATGTTAAAAGAGACATTGAATCTTGGTTACCAAAAATTAAGGTTGGTGGTATCTTAGCTGGTCACGATTATGAGACATCAATTGATGGTGTTAAAAGGGCTGTTGATGAAGTTTTTAAAAATAAAGAAATAACAAATAAAGAAAATTGTTGGATATACGAAAAAAAAAATAATATGAAAAATTATAAAGTAATAGACACCTTTATTTTTGGTGGAGAACTAGAAATTCTAAAAATGAGATTGGATTATTTATATGATTCAGTTGATTATTTTGTTTTTTCTGAAGCAAATAAAACACATACTGGTGAACCAAAAGAACTAACTTTTTTATCAAACATTGAAATGTTTGAAAGTTATAAGGATAAGATTCATTATGTGATTTATGAACCAGACATTACAAATTTAAATCTTAAGGTTACTCCAGAAGATATTTTTAAATCTGATCTATGGAAATTAGAAAGAACTCAAAGAAATCAAGTTCATAGTAAAGTTATGGAATTATCCGATCAATCAACTATGATTTTACATTCCGATTGTGATGAATTTCCTGATAAAACAAAATTTGACGAATTAAGAGAAATGACCAAAGATTTATTTTTAGAGGTCGTATCTCTTGAACAACCAACATACTATTACTCCCCTATAAATTTATTAGAAATGAGTTGGTATGGAACGGTTGCTTTCAATCACCAAACATTAATTAATTTATCGGATTATTTTTCTGTTAGAGAAAATAGATTTCAATCAAAACACCTTGAAAATGCTGGTTGGCACTTTTCATTTTTTGCAACACCAGAAAAAATTAAACATAAAATACAGACGTATACTCACCAAGAATATAATACACCAGAAATTGTTAATATAGAAACGATTAAAAATAAAATTTATAATGGTTTAGATGTATTAAATAGATCTGATGTTAAAATTAACAAATTAAGTGAAATCAGCTCAGAATTCCCGATGGAATTTCATAGACATGAATTATTTTTTAAAAATACATTTGATAGGGGTTATCTAAAACCGCAACAGGTTTATAGAAAAAACATATCGATGCAAATACCATTAGAAATTGAAAATCTTCAATTAACTGTTACAAATCATAATCCTAAAGTTATTGTTGAAATTGGTACTGCCAATGGGGGTACACTCGCAAGATGGTTAGAAATACCATCATCAGAAACAATAATTTCGATTGATTACCCAGTAGGTATACATGGTGGTCAAGGATTTGAAGAAAGAACTTATGTAATATCTGATGCTGTAGAACAATCAAATTTGACTAAAAAAGAATTTTATGCGGTAAATGGTAATAGTAAAGATCCATATTTAATTAATCGTGTTAACGAATTATTAAACGGAAGAAAAATTGACTTCTTATTCATAGATGGTGATCACACGTATGAAGGTGTAAAAGGTGATTTTGAAATTTACAAACAATTTTTATCGGATGATGCTATTGTTGGATTTCACGATATTATCAATAGTGAATACCATATTCAACATAATTGTTATGTATCAAAGTTTTGGAACGAACTAAAAGAAGAATACGAGTGTAAAGAATTTATTCATACTGAACATATTGATTTAAAGATGTTACCACATTTGGGACAAACAAAAAAAGATGGTGGATTTGGTGGTATCGGTTTAATTGAATATAGAAAAAAAAAAGATTTAACGGATAATTTATCAATCATTGTCCCAATTTATGGAAATGTGGACGACACCATAAATAATTTAAATATAACATTATCACACTCAAAAAATGTTGATGATGTTATATTGTATTCAAATGGTACTGATGATGAAGGTGTTAATAAATTAAAAAATTATGCATCGTTTGATAGTAGAATTAAATTATTCACTATTGACAAACCAATTGGGTTTGTAAAAGCGGTAAACGAATCATTAAAGAAAACAAAGAATGAATTTATTTTATGTTTAAACTCCGATGCTCATTTGTTTGGTGACTGGGAGAATAGATTACTACCTCTTTTTAAGAACGACAAGTATGGTGTTGTTGGACCAGTTATGGCACGTGATTTCATTCTTGGTTGTTGTTTTGGTTTTAAAAAATCGGTAATAAACAAGATTGGTATGTTAGATGAGGGGTTTGGTTTGGGGTATGAGGATGATGTTGAGTACTCGGAAAGAGTTAAAAATTGTGGGTATGAGTTAGGGTATTGTGAATATAAAGACGACTTTGGTTGGAATCCCATGATTAATTTTCCAATTTACCACAAACAGGGTGACTCATTTAACAAAATAAGTAACAACATAATTGAAGATCTAGTAAACGTAAACTCAGAAAAAAGACTAAAATTTAAAACATTACAAAATGTAACGTTATTAAAAAATTTAAATTATGAAGACGTATTACCATATTTAGAGACCAATGATAATTTAATAGTAATTAATAAATCAGGATCCGAATTTGAAAAAATTAGAAACGATGAAAATATAATTAGAAAATGTAGAGTGTTTGAAATAACCTCAAGTATGGATATAAACCAAGTTATTGATTCACTTACAAAAGGAAAATCTTATGAAATAGTTGATTATAATTACGATGAGAAAATATCTTTGGTGGTTCCCATTTTTAATAATGTTGAAATTGCAATTGATAATATCAACACAACTCTACAATCTTCAAAAAGAATAAATGAAGTTATTTTATTTTCAAATGGAACTAGTGATGAAGGTAATTCTTTACTAACGGACTTTGCAAATTCAAATAAAAATATTAAACTTTATTTCTCTAAAAACCCAATTGGTTTTGTTAAAGCAGTAAATGAAAGTTTCAAATTATGCACCAATGAATTAATTTTGTGTTTGAATAGTGATGCTAATCTATATTATGATTGGGAAGATAAACTAATGATTCTATTAAAAGATAGTTCAAATGGTTTAATTGGTCCTGTTGCTGTTAATTGTAATACAATATTAGGTTGTTGTTTTATAATAAGAAAAAGTTTATTAAATAAAATTGGAATGTTAAATGAAGGACTTGGAATGGGGTATTTTGATGATGCTGATTTAAGTTTTAGGGTTACGAATAACGGATTAAATTTAGGTTATCACCATACAATAAACTCATGGGATAATAACACAATGGTAATTGATTTTCCTTTTAATCACTCACAAGGATTAAGTTTTTCCCAATTAAATATAGAATCCACCAATAGTGAATTAAAAAGAAATGAAAAAAAATTAAAAAATTATTTTACATCTAATAAAGTTTTAATTTTAAAGGATTTAACACAAGATAAAATAAAATCAATTATAGATGAGAATGGTGTCTACTTGGTTGTGAATAATAGCGGAGAAGAGTTTGAAAAAATTAGATATGATGAAGATATCGTATCAAAAACACATATTTTTGAATGTACAAATGAAATGAATATTGATGTGTTGATAGATTCTCTCACAAAAAATAAAGAAAAATTTATTATAGACGATACTAACTACGAATCAATCAAAAGTGAAACAGATAAATTAATAATGAGGTATGATATAATTAACAGTTTAATTAAAAAAAATAATTATAAATCATATTTGGAAATAGGTGTAAGAATACCTGACAATTGTTTTGATTTGATTGAATGTGAAACTAAACACGGGGTAGACCCTATGGTTGAAGTGGATTATCCTGTTACATTTAAATTAACCTCTGATGATTTTTTTGATCAGAATACAAACACATATGATATAATTTTTATTGATGGATTACATTTAGATTATCAAGTAGAAAAAGATATCATCAATAGTTTAAAAATTTTAAATGACGGAGGAACCATTGTTTTACACGATTGTAATCCACCAGATGTTTATCACCAGAGAGAAAATTATTATGACATTACAACGCCAGCAAATTGGGGTTGGACAGGAACTGTATGGAAAGCCGTTGTTAAAGTTAAGTCTGAAATTGATAATATAGATCTCTGTGTTGTGGATACGGATTATGGGGTTGGTATATTACAAAAATCAAATAATTCAAATAAAATAATTAATGACAATCCAAATTATTCTTTTGAAATCTTTGAACAAAATAAAAAATATTATTTAAATTTAATTTCTAGATTAGAGTTTTATCTAAAGTATATTTACGAACCCATAGAATTAAAAAAAAAATTAACTTGGTTAGCGAAGTATGATGATTATTCATCTATGGGTATTTTATCACAAAAAGTTTTAGAAAATCTTAAAAACACTGATATATCATGTAAAGAGATTATTGGTAAAACAGAAACAGATAACAAACTTATCTTAGATTCAATTAAAAAATCAATTAATCATGAGTTGGGTATAATGTTTGCGTACCCTGACATGATAAACGAGCTAAACACCTTTAAAACTAAAGTAATTTATACGGGTGTTGATACAACAGGTGGTATTCCAAACTTTGCGGAAAATTGTAATAAGGCAGATTTTTTATTAACACCTTCAAATACATCAAAAGTTATGATGGAAAATCTTGGTGTAAAAAAACCAATTTTTGTTTTTCCACATGGTGTTGACACTGATTTATTTAAATTTAAAGAAAGAAAAAAATCGGATGTGTTTAAATTCTTATATGTTGGGGAGTGTTCTGACAGAAAAGGTATATTTTCTTTATTATCTGCATTTACATATCTTTTTACTAATAATTTAAATGTTGAATTACACATAAAATCAAATACTGCAATGTTATTCTATGGTTCAGATAAAATAAACGAAATTATAAACACACATAAAAACATTATTTGGCGCGTGAGTAACGAAGGTCACGAAAAGGTGATTGAATTATATGACGAATGTAATGCATATGTTTACCCATCAAGAGCAGATACTTTTGGAATGACCTTAATTGAAGCAATGTCTTGTGGTTTACCGATAATATCAACAAACAACCCGGGTTCAACCGAATTAATTAAGGGTCGTTACTTTGAGGTTTCAAGTAAAAATGTTCCAGTTCAAAACCATCCATGGATGTTAGGTGAATGGGGTGAACCAAGTGTCACTGAGTTAATAAGACAAATGAAATATGTTTATAATAATTACACCCAAATAGTTGGGTCTAACATTTTACCAAATAATTCAAAACATATTCAGGAAAACTACTCATGGGATAAGGTTGTTTTGAAGTTTGAAAAAGAAATATTACCAAACCTTAAAAAAAATAGAAAAGTAATTACATTATTAACATCTTTTAACAGACCACACCACATAAAAAATGTAATAAACTCACTAAAAGACATTAGAGAAAATGATGTGGAAAATGTTATATATGTTGTGGAAAACTCAAACCAAGAAAATAAAGAAGAAATTTTAAACATAATCAAACAAAATATTGATGATTTATTCATGATACATGTTTCTGAATTTAATTTAGGGCAGAGAGGTGCGTTGTTACAACTATTAGAGGATATTAATGTTGATGATTATGATTATATCCAATTTACCGACCAAGACAACATATTCAACGAACCAATAAGTACGTTTTGTGATATTTTAGATGAAAACCCAGATATGTTCTTCACAACAGGATATATGAGTAAAGAACACCCTGAACTTGGTTGGAGAAAAACTCGGTTTGGTAATCTTTGTGAAAAAAGGACTTTACGAGCAGGACACATGGTAATGAGAATTAGTGATTTAAAATCATTGTTTCCAATACATTTAGACTCACAATATGGTAAAGAACACAACTCAACGTGGAATGCGGGGTTAGACTGGGAATTATCTTGTTGGAATGCAAAATCACCAGGTAGAAGATTTGCTGGTAATATTGCTTTGTGTGTTCCAGGTGGTGTGTTACACAAGGGTATTGATAGTACAATGCATGAGTGGAATGTTGAAGAATATGAATATAAATTAGAAGAATTGATTAATTTAAGAAATAAAACCAACCATTAAAATATTTATATTTAATGGAATTTTATATTAGACAAGGTTCTTCTGAACCAATTTTAAAATTAAGACTCGTTGATGATGGTAAAAATGACAAATCATCATTCAATGATAAATTAGAAAATTGTGATATCACCTTTGATATGTACGATATTGAAACCGGTGAACCCGAAATATTGAATTCTGCTTGTCAGATAACAACAAGGGATAAAAAATATAATCAAACAACCGATGAATATTACATTGTTCATCAGTTTACTGAGACCCAAACATCAAAATTGGGTAAATATGAGGGTAAAGTTACTGTACAATTCCTTGATACTAACCTAAATCCCACAACAAAACTGATTTTACCAATCAAAGAAAAATTATTTATCACAATTTTTTGATAATTACATATTTTTTTACTATCATTCTCCTATAAGACTAATTACGGGTGTTCCGTAAGCTAATGTGTCATTTAATTTAATTAATTATGGGAGAAGTTATTTCACAGGAAGTCATTGAGAACTTTCTTAACGGTTGGGACCCCGAAGAGTACATCGTGGGTGTTGAGTATGATTACCGAACAAACAAAATCTACAAAATCATTCAAGATCCCGAAAGAGGGAAAATCATCAAAGAGGATTCGTTTACACCATTTCTATGGGTTTCAGACTTAAATGGTCTTAATTTTTATCAAAAGAACAAGGCCATACAAAAGAAAAAAATGGGTGAGTATGGTATTTTAATTGAAAAATTAGAAACCCACGGAAATGAAAGGTTAGAATCAGGTATGTCTTACCTTGTTAAATCTATTAAGGGGTATACCGAATTGGTAAATTTCTTTAGACAAGGTGGTATTGATCCGTGGGGTGAGAATTATAAACAATATTTTACACTATTGTCCCCAGTTGAACAATACCTAATTCAAAAAAAGAAAAGACTATTCAAAGGGATTGATGAATATTCAGGGGTTTATCGTTTTGTATTCGATATCGAGACCACTGGACTTGAACCTGAAAAGAATGAAATAATTCTTATTGGTGTTAAAGACAACAGAGGTCTACAAAAAACAATACCAGCATTTGGTGAAGATGGTGAGAAAAAATGTATAGAAGAATTCTTTAAAATCATAAGAGAAAAGAAACCCACAATTATTGGTGGTTATAACTCAGCCTCTTTTGACTTTCCTTTTATATTAAAAAGAGCAGAAATTCTTGGTGTTGATACTCAAGGAATAACAAATGTGTTTGGTAATGGAGGTATAAAACAAAAAGAGGGTATATTAAAACTAGCCAATGAGGTTGAACCATATACCCAACACACAATATGGGGTTTTAATACTGTTGATATTGCACATGCCGTTAGAAGAGCACAAGCAATCAACTCAGAAATCAAGTCGTGGGGTTTGAAATACATCACAAAATATCTTGAAAAAGAAAAACCTAATCGTGTTTATGTTGATGGTGCTTTCATTTCAAAAATTTATTTGGATAACGAATTACATTATATGAATCCAAAAACCGGTAAGTATAAAAAAATTGGTGAACCGGGTACTGAGAACTTATTAGAGAAATACCCTAACAAATATGAAATATGGTCGGGTAAACAAATTGTTGAACAATATCTTGATGATGACTTGTACGAAACAATGATTGTTGACGATTCATTCAGTCAATCAACATTCTTACTTTCAAAACTTGTACCAACAACATATGAAAGAATAGCAACAATGGGTACCGCAACATTATGGAAAATTATCATGTTAGCGTGGTCTTACGAGAACAATCTTGCAATACCAACCAAAGATGAAAAAAGACCTATTACGGGTGGATTATCTCGTTTATTAAATGTGGGATATGCCAAGAACATTGTTAAGTTTGACTACGCATCACTTTACCCATCAATCCAACTTGTGTATGATGTGTTTCCTGAATGTGATGTTATGGGTGTACAAAAATCGATGTTAAAATATTTCCGTAACATTCGTATCAAATATAAACGACTTGCTGGTGAACTTAAAGATAAGGACCCGGTACAAGCGGAGATGTATGATCGTAAACAATTACCAATTAAGATTTTCATTAACGCATATTTTGGTTCATTATCCGCACCACATGTATTTCCGTGGGGAGATATGAACAAAGGTGAAACAATCACATGTACAGGTCGTCAATGTCTTCGTATGATGATTATGTTCTTTGAGAAAAAGGGTTATGTACCTTTGGTTATGGATACGGATGGTGTTAACTTTTCAACACCTGACGATATTGATTCTCATACATACATCGGTAAAGGTTTAAACGAATTGGTTGAGGAAGGTAAAGAATATAAAGGAATCGAAGCAGACACCGCTGAGTTTAACGATATTTTCATGAGAGATGAAATGGGTCTTGACATTGACTATACCGCACCTGCGTGTATTAATGTTTCAAGAAAGAACTACATCATCAAATTACTTAAGAAAGGTAAAGAAAAGATAAAATTAACCGGTAATACCATTAAGTCTAAAAAGTTACAACAATATGTTGTTGAGTTCTTAGACGAGGGTTTTAAACACCTTTTAAATGGTGATGGTTTATCGTTTGTTGAACTTTATTATGAATACGTAAATAAGATTTACAATAAAGAAATTCCTTTATCTAAAATTGCTAACAAATCTCGTGTTAAACAATCTGTGGAGGATTATAGAAAACATATTAAAAAGACAACCAAAGCAGGAACATTAATGTCTCGTCAAGCACATATGGAATTAGTTTTACTAAACAACTATCCGGCATCTCTTGGTGAAACGATTTATTATGTGAACAACGGGACTAAGAAGTCTTCAGGTGATGTACAAAAAATAACAAAACCAACAAAAAAATACCAAGAAGAATATTTCCAAAAACATGGTAAGTCAATACCAAATGATTATTTGGAAATAAATTGTTACATGATTTCAGAAAAGGATATTCAGAACAATCCTGATATGACTGGTGATTATAACGTTGCTCGTTACTTAAACATGTTCAACAAAAGGATTGAACCTTTATTGGTGGTGTTTAAACCTGAAATACGTGAAGATATATTGGTTGAAAATCCTGCCGATAGACAATATTTTACTAAAATACAATGTGATTTAGTTAATGGTTTTCCATTAAAAGAGGATGGTCAGGATAAATACGATGAAGTAATGACCTTATCGGATAGTGAGGTATTATTTTGGAATAAAGTAAGTCGTGATCCATTCTATATGTATGTTGAAGATAGTATCAAATACGCTGACCCGTATTGGGTTGAACACAATAGAAAGGTGGTTTCTTTAGAAGCGGAAAGTATTCGTAGTAATGAAGACGAAATAATTGAAAATAACGGACATGATTATGCTTATCATGCTGTTGAGTCTTAGATTACGTTATATGGTGATTGGAAAGGTCTGAACTTTAAAGCCTTGTTTAGGTTTTCTGCTTCATTGGCCTTTCTTTCCATCATTTTATCGGGTCTTAATCTTTCAAGTTTTAAGTTTAATTCTTCCAATAGTTTTAATTTTTCGTCTTTAGCCTCTGTAAGTAAAGAATTATAGTCTAATTTTACTTGACTATCAGGTACTTGTAAATCACCAGAGAATTTACCCCAAATACGACCTAATCCTTCTTTAGCATAAGCGATTAGGTATTTTCTAACCCAATTTTGTGATGGTCTATTCATCATGTCCCATGTCAGTTGCTCTATTTCAACATCAGAAGGTAGTTTTACAATATCTTTATTTTTTTGTAAACAATCGTCCCTATCTTCGGTTTCATAATACCAATACCAAACCCTACTTCTATTGTTTTGTATTGAACCGAAATCAAATCTACCACCCGGAACATTATGAAGATGTACTATCTTTGTTCCGTTTGGTCCTGCGGTTACTCTATATGTTAATTCACCACCAATCAAACGATTTTTAATATTTCTATCTTGCATCCTTAATAAAAGGTCAAATGCGGGTAATAAGAAATATGAACCCGACGCACCTTGTTGTGCAAAACCACCCACACCACCAAATGCAACACCACCTAAACCACCGAAACCACCTAAGAATGGGTCAACAATAGAGTCAGTTAATTCCGCCCTTGTGAACCATAGTATTTCATTTATTTCCCTACCAGCAGGAATAACATAAGTTTGGGTATTCGCCGATAAAGTAATATAGTCTTTCTTTAACTCGTGTGGTCCAGCTGTTTGTAAACCAACAATTTTTGAATATGCATATGTGTATTGAGTTTCAAAATCTAAGCTTCTTGTTGTGAATGCTCTTGTTAAAGATTGTGTATCAACATTAATACCAATTAACGATGACCATTGTGATTCAATCAACCAATCGTTAACATGTTGTTCATATTCAGATATTGCTAGTTCCAAGAAGGTATCCATTTGTTCTTCTGTTAACTCAATACCTCTAACAGGTAATCCTAATAGATGGAAAACCTGTGTGTATAGTTTTTGTTTTTCGGGGTTTGAAATTACTGTGATTGACATGTTTCTTTTTGTTATAAATATCTTTATATTTGAATTATGGAAAATTCAAGACCCGAACAAAAAATAATTCAACTCGCATTGTTTTGTTACAGAAACAAAATTGAGTTCATTTTTCAAAAAGAAGATGAAGGAAATTATGTGAAGTATGAATCTGAACCAATTAAAAAAGTCACTTTAAACATTTCTGACCCTGATGATTTGGACTTTGAATCGGTATTAGACGAAAAGATAAATGAATTAAACCAACTCTTTCAGTAAGGACTCTGCAAAACTTTCAGAGTATTCCCCATCACCCATAACCTGATCAATAACACTCTTTTTCTTTTGTAAAATATTGTAAACTATTCTTTCAACAGTATTTTCAAAAATAGGATAATAAACAAGTACACTATTTTTTTGTCCGTATCTATATGCCCTATCTTCTGCTTGTGAATGGTCCGCAGGAACAAAAGAAAGGTCATTCATAATAACAGTTTCGGCTGCGGTTAAGGTAATACCAACACCACCAGCCTTTATGTTAGATATGAATATTTTTATCTTATCTTCGGTTTGAAATCTATCAACAGATACTTGTCTTTTTTCTTTTGACATTCGCCCGTCCAATACTACGGAATTCTTTTTATACTTTTCATGTAACATATCCAAGGTCATTGTAAAGTTTGTAAACACAATAACTTTTTTACCCTGTTCTATGAATTTATCAATCAATTCACATGTGTATGGTACTTTTTCATAAGAAATTATTTGTCTTATTTTCATTAGACGATTTATAGTTACACTGATAGATTCCTTGTTTTTATTATCTGATGTAATTCTCATAAAGTTTTCAAGTTCCTCATCGTAGAATGTACTTTTCAAATCCAAAAATACAGGTGTAATAATTTTTTCGGGTAGGTCCAAAATATCCGTTTTCATTCTTCTTAATACAATATTTTTGGTTCTTTCCCTTAACTCATCTAAATTACTTGCACCATTAGTGTTCCATATTCTTTTACCACCAACTTTAAACTGATAACCCGCACAATATCTTTTTACATAACTCTGCCAATTTAGTGTTAAAGGAGAATCAACAATTTTTAACAAATTATAATAATTTATCGGTCTTGATGTCATTGGTGTACCAGTTAGTAACCAAACCTTTGGTATTTTTACAAGTAAATCATTAATAAGTTTGGTTCTTTGTGCTGTTGGGTTTGAAATATAATGAGCCTCATCAATTATACATAAATCAAATTTTTCATTAACAATTTGTTGGTTAATTTCTTCACCCAATTCGGATTTTTCCGTTGAGTGGTAGTTCTTTATAATGTCGTAATTAATAATATAGAAATCAAATGTTGACCCCCACTTTCTACCCTCAACAATTAAACATTTCCTATTTGAATAATTCTCAATTTCCCTTTGCCAGTTAATTTTTAAAGATGCAGGACAAATGATTAATATTTTCTTGGCACCACTTTCCAACGCACCGATTACGGCAGATGTTGTTTTTCCCAAACCCATATCATCTGCTAATATAAACCTATCATTTGCAAGTAGTTTTTCAATTGCAATTTTTTGGTGATCCATTGGAGGTCTTTTGTGGTATGGAGAATAATCAACAACTCTGTTAAGTTTCTTTTCTTCTTGGATTATTGCCGCTTTTGGTAACCACATTGCGTAGTTATTCTCGGTATCAACAACCTTACCCCATATATGATATGCTTTATCACTTTCACATAATAACTTTTCACACCAAATTTTTTCTGGTGGTTTGGTCAAATGTCTATCATCCATTATTTTTTCACCAAAAGTGTTTACGATACTAATATATTTTTTAGCAACTCTTGGTACTATTTCATGATACCTTAATACGTAATCACATTGTGGGCGTGTTAACTTAAAATTCTTAACTTCTAAGAACTTTTTTTTCCAATCTAATAGTTGGTTATTAAAACCTGTATAGTTTAATAATATGTCTCTTGCTTCAATTTCAGGAATTTTTGTTTCCATAGATATTAAATATATACAAATACATTTGATGTTTAAAGTATTTATAAGTATGAAAAACAAGTTACCTATTACAAGAATTAGTAAATTTTGGTCTGAAACCGATTTTGACCTTAATGTACAAATAGGACAAGAATATTTACATGGGGATATTGGTATGAAATTGGTTCTTTTTAGAGTTAATAGACAAACTACCGATACCGATGAAGTATATGCTGAAGTTGGTAAAGACGACATTAAATTTTTATCACCAGTTGAATTTTTTGGTTTAGTTAAAATAGAGGAACCTAAAAATTCTTCATACACAAAAGGTGTAAATAGGTATTTGGAACCTGGAAACATGACTGTTTCTGTTTATATTACACATTTACAAGAATTAGGTGTTGATATTCGATATGGTGACTACATAGGTTACCCTGAGTCAGAAGAAAGAGTTAGGTATTATACTGTCACAAACGATGGAAAGGTAACTTCAGATAATAAACATAGTATGTTCGGTTATAAACCACATTATAGAACAATAACTTGTGCACCAGCACAGGAAGTTGAGTTTAGAGGAATTTAATGTCTAAACAAGATGGATTTATAAAAAAAATTAAATACGGAAAATAATGTCAATACCTAAAAGAAAAAATAATATAAAAGTTTATGGTGTAAATATTGATACCGATGGTCCTGCGGTTACCGGTAGAAGGAAAGAATTGCTAGAAAGAATAACAAAATCTGATTCTTTTCTACCTGATTCTATTTTACACGATGATCTTGATTTGGGTATGTTAGATTTTGTTAAAGAAAATTTCAAAGTTATTTCTGATGGGAATCAAATACCAATTATACCAAAAATTTTAACAATACAAAGATGGGGTGAGTTTACAAACAATTGGACTTTTTCGGATGAAGATGGTAATATGAAATTACCATTTGTTGCGGTGGTTAGAAAACCAGACGCACAACCCGGATCAAATCCAGCAATTCAAAGAACTATACCCGATAGAAGAGATTTCTTCTATGCTTCAGTCCCAACATGGGATGGAAATAAAATGGGTGCGGATGTTTATAAAATTCCACAACCCGTAGCAATTGATTTAACTTTCGATGTTACTATTGTTTGTACTAAATTTAGAGATGTAAACAGGTTTAACAAAATCGTTTTACAAAAATTTGCATCTCGTCAAGCCTATACAAGTGTTAAGGGTCATTATATTCCTATCGTTTTAGATAGGATTGAGGATAGTACTCCAATGGACACCTTGGATGGAAGAAGATTTTACATACAAAACTACACATTCACATTATTGGGGTTTTTAATAGATGATGAAGAATTTGAAGTTAAACCCGCAATTTCAAGAATATTGAAAGTTGCGGAAACAGATGTAACAACAAAGAAAAAATCACCAATACTTGTAGAAAATGAAATTACAATCCAAAGTCTTTATGGTCCGGGTTCAATTGTTGCTAATTACTCTGCAACAACAACATTTGCTGCTGATAGATTTGTTGAGGTGTCTTTCGTTGATCAGTTGGGAACACTATCTGGTGATACTATTGACATACCTGTTAAATTATTTATAGAAAAAAATAGTAGAACAGGATCTACAACAACAACATTAAGTGATGAATATTCAGAATTAAACAAAACCAATCAATTTAGTGGGTTAACAATAACAACCAGTAAAAAATCTAAATACGAATATATACCAATTACAACATCGGAATTTTTACCAGAGGTATCACCAACACCAACACACCTACAAACACCATAACAAATACACCAACCAACACATCTACGCCAACACAAACCCCAACCAACACACCCACAAACACCATAACAAATACACCTACAAATAGTGTAACACCGACAGAAACTCCAACCAACACACCAACAAATAGTGTTACCCCAACACCAACAAGTATAATTCCTTTTGATATTTTAGTCGGCGGTAACTATAATATATATAGTGGTGTTTCGTCTCAGTGTTTCATTGTATTAAATTCAAATGGTTCAATAAATAAATCACTTAATTTTAATGATGGTTTTGGTAATGTCGTGTTTAATACTGTACAACAGATTGATAATAAAATAATTGCAGTGGGTAATTTTACATCATTTAGTGGTGTTACAACAAATAGAATTGTTAGGTTAAATTCTGACTTAACAAGAGATAACACATTTAGTATTGGAACTGGTTTTAATGGTTTAGTTCATTCTATACAACTCCAATCTGATGAAAAAATAATAGTCGGCGGTACTTTTACATCATATAGTGGTGTTACATCGAACAGAATTATTAGATTAAATACTGATGGATCAATAGATAATACATTTAATATTGGTACTGGTTTTGGTGGTACTGTTTATGTCACAAAAATACAATCTGACGGAAAAATAATAGTAGGTGGTAGTTTTGCATTGTATAGTGGTGTTACATCAAACAGAATTATTAGATTAAATACTGATGGATCAATAGATAATACATTTAGTGTTGGTACTGGTTTTGGTGACGTATCTCCATGGACATATTCATTTGATGTACAATCTGATGGAAAAATAATAGTTGGTGGAGATTTTACATCGTATAGTGGGGTTTCATTAAATAGAATTGTTAGGTTAAATACTGATGGGTCAATAGATAATACATTTAGTATTGGAACTGGTTTTGATAATCTTGTTTATGTCACAAAAATACAATCTGATGGAAAAACATTAGTAGGTGGTAATTTTACATCGTATAGTGGTGTTACATCAAACAGAATTATTAGATTAAATACTGATGGATCAATAGATAACACATTTAATATTGGAACTGGAGTTGATGATTCTATTTATGACATAGTGATTCAATCTGATGGAAAAATAATGCTTGGTGGAGAATTCATATCTTATAATGGAACAACAAGCAATTACATTATTAGATTAAACACCAATGGTTCAATAGATAATACATTTAGTATTGGTACTGGATTTAATGGTACTGTTCGTGAGATAAATTTAATAAGGGAAATATGACAATACAAGAATTTTTAAACGAAAACACATTATCTGCAATTGAAAAGACAGATACTTTAATAATCAACTTAGTGGTTGGTGAATCAACTTATGGTTTAGATGTGGACACCTCTTCAATTGAAGCAGGTACACCATTAATCAGAACAACAAATTTCCAAATTGATGAAAATTTATTGGTAAGTGAAGAATTATCTTTGGATATAACCACAACAAACATGTTGTAATTAGTCACCATAGATATCTCTTTTTTTAGGTTCGTGGGTTGGTTTATTGTTTTTACAATTTTCATCAATCCACTTTTGAACCACCTTATACATTTTAAGTCCATTTACATCACAATACTCTTTTAAAATTTCGTGGTGTTTTTCACTAATCTTTAGGTTTTTTTTACTATTTGAATTCATGATGATATTAAAAGATAAACTTTTATCTATAAATATCTTTTTTTAAAAAATCAAGGAAATCTTTGATAAAAACAAAGATATTTATTAGTAAAGTAATAAAAATCATTTAATAAAAAAAATCAAAAAATGGCAAATTCAAACAGAGTTTTTGTGTCACCGGGTGTGTATACATCTGAAAAAGATTTAACATTTGTAGCACAAAGTGTAGGGGTGAGTACGTTGGGATTAGTGGGTGAAACACTAAGAGGTCCAGCTTTCGAACCAATTTTAATAACAGACTTCGATGAGTTCAAATCATATTTTGGTGGAACTTTACCTGAAAAAGATGGTAATGGCAACCCAAAATATGAATTACCTTATTTCGCTAAGGCTTATCTTGAAGAATCTAATCAATTATTCGTAACTAGAATACTTGGATTAACAGGTTATAAACCAGTAAAAACATTCGCAATTCAAACTATAGGTGGTGTTGAAGTTGATACTACAACGTATACAGGTACAACGTATACAGGTACAACAATGACAGTTACAGGTATTACCGGATCATCATTTTATAACATATTATCAGGTGTCACATCTTACGATGGACAATCTATGTTAAATTATTTCACAACCAATTATAGCGGTCTAACCTCGGGTCAAACTGGTACTTGGTTTGTTATGGGTCTTGTACCTGAAAGTGCAACAAGTGGTTTAACAGCAGGTTTAGAGGTTATTTCACCTTTGACTGGTTTAAATAATGCCGATAATAACAACACCAAAGAATGGTACAATGTATTAGTAAACAGTACATACGATAATGTTTATTCGTATTTGTTTGTTTACAATAGTGGAACCACGTCATTTAATTACACTGAATTTGAGTATTCAGCAACACAATACACTGAATATAACAATAGAGTAGTTGCGGCTTTAAGATCAAGAGGTTCTTATGCGGGACAAACATTAACTCTTGAAACGACATCTAATTCTAATTTTAACATTTCAGGTTCAGATTTATCGGTTAATCCACTTTCTGAATTTACACTTAATGTTACAGGTTCAACAAGTAACTCTAAAACATTTACTTGTAGTTTAGATACATCATCATCAAAATACATTACTAAAGTATTGGGTACAGATGTTTATGATAAATTAAGATCTGAAATTCCTGTTTATGTTTACGAAGTTTACCCTAATTACTTAAAAGCAGCATTTGAACAAGGTTTCATAAAAGGTTTAAGTTTAACTGAAGTTTATAACACCGAAAATAATTCATTCTTAAGAGGATGGGATACACCGGTATCACCAATGGTGGTATCTGAAGTTAGAGGTGGTGAAGTTTCAGACTTATTTGAAATTGTAACCATATCTGATGGTGATGGTGCAAACTACGATGTTAAAGTTTCATTTATTAATATTGATATTGAAACAGGTGAGTTTGATGTAATTGTTCGTGATTTTAACGATACCGATGATAACATTGTTGTACTTGAGAAATTTACAAGATGTTCAATGAATCCTGACGTAACTGGTTATGTTGGAAGAAAAATTGGTACTGTTGATGGTGAATATGAATTACGTTCAAGATACATTATGTTACAAATGAACGAAAATCACCCGGTAGATGCGTACCCTGCAGGTTTTAAAGGATTTGTTAGTCACACATCATTCGGTGGTAGTTCACCATTAGGTTCAGTAATGTATAAAACACAATACTACACCGCTGGTGACACTACAGGATATCAAGTGGATGGTACACCTATTTTATCAGGTGGAGACAAATTGAGAAGAAGTTACTTAGGTGTATCAAGTCAAGTTGGTCTTGATAGAGACTTATTGAAATTCAAAGGTACATCGGCAGTTGGTGTAACCAAAGGTTTCCACTTATCAACAAATGCTTCAACAATCACAGGAACAACCTTTATTACAACTCCTTACGATTTAGAAGGACAAACAGGAACAGATAATTTCTTAACAACTTTAGGTAATCGTAAATTCACAACAGTTGTTTGTGGTGGTTTCGATGGTTGGGACATTTACAGAAATGTAAGGACTTATGGTGACGAATACATTTATGGTAAGAAAACTTACGTGAGTGGTGACACCAACAATGGTGGTGTATTTAGTACTTCATCTACAAGTCCTAATTCTGACTACTACGCATACATTAAAGGTATCGATACGTTCGCTAACCCTGAAGCTGTTGATATTAACATATTTGCAACCGCAGGTATTAACTTCTACGACCATAGTTCATTGACAACATACGCAATTGACACAATTGAAGAAGATAGAGCGGATTCATTATATGTGATATCTTCACCAAATTACCCAACATCTGATGAAGTGTTAGACGCATTGGACACTGTTGAATTGGATAGTAACTATTCAGCAACATACTGGCCATGGATTCAAATCAGAGATGTTGATAATGCAACACAAATATATGTTCCACCAACAGGTGAAGTATTAAGAAATATTGCATTAACCGACAACGTATCGTTCCCATGGTTCGCAGTGGCTGGTTACTCAAGAGGTTTAGTTAACTCAATCAAAGCGGTTAAGAAATTAACTCTTGATGAACGTGATGACCTATACAAAGGAAGAATCAATCCAATTGCAACTTTCTCAGATACAGGAACAATTATTTGGGGTAACAAAACTTTACAAGTTAGAGAATCTGCACTTGATAGAATAAACGTAAGAAGATTGTTGTTAAGAGCAAGAAAATTAATTTCAGCAGTTGCGATTAGATTGTTATTTGAACAAAATGATGAGATTGTACGTAACGAGTTCTTGAGATTAGTTAATCCTATTCTTGAATCAATTAAGAGAGAAAGAGGTCTATATGAGTTTAGAGTAACAGTATCTAACGATCCGGAAGATATTGACGCTAACACATTAAGAGGTAAGATTTATATTAAACCAACTCGTTCTCTTGAATTCATAGATGTTGAATTTATAATTACACCTACAGGTGCATCGTTTGATAATATCTAATAAAAAAATAAGGGGGGATTTTCGTCCTCCCTTATTTCTTAAAAAATTTACCCAGTATAATACTAGAATATTATAAACTAGTATATTTTAATCTAGAACTAGACTAGAAATATTTAATACTAGATTAATTTATTCTGGAACTGGATACTGGGTATGTAAAAAATAAGAAAAAAAAATAACAAAGTCAAGCAACACAATAAAAATATTTTTCAAATACGTAGTATTTATAGGAAAAGAAAATAACTAAAAAAATTAAGAAATAAAAAAATGGCAGATTTATTAATGAAAATGCCGGTTCCATACGAACCGAAAAGAGTTAACAGGTTTATACTAAGATTCCCTTCAAGTTTGGGTATAAATGAATGGTATGTAGCATCAGCAGCTAGACCAAGTGCAAAAATTAATGCGGTTGAAATTCCTTTCATCAACACTTCAACTTTCGTTGCAGGTAGATTTAATTGGAACGAAATTAGGGTTAAATTCAAAGATCCAATCGGACCTTCGGCCTCTCAAGCGTTGATGGAATGGTTCCGTTTACATGCGGAATCAGTTACAGGACGTATGGGTTATGCTGCTGGTTATAAGAAAGACATTGAATTGGAAATGTTAGACCCAACAGGTGTTGTGGTTGAAAAGTGGATTCTTCAAGGTACTTTCATTACCGATTTGAACTTTAATGAATTAGATTACAATAATGATGCGTTGGCGTCTATTGATTGTTCTCTTCGCATGGATCGTTGTATCCAAGTTTACTAATATTTACAAAAATACATCTGTCAACATAAAAGGTCTCTCAAAAGGAGACCTTTACTTTTTTATATAAGTTTTGTAAATTGATATAGTTATATAAAAAAATAATCAATATGGAAGAATATAGAATAGATCCAACAATTTCTTATGATGTGGTTGAATTACCAAGTAGAGGTATACACTACCCAAATAACAAAAAATCAGTAAAAGTTTCTTACTTGACAGCATCCGATGAAAACATACTTTCATCTCAAAATTTAATTGCAACAAATGGTGTAATGGAAGAGTTGTTGAAAAGAAAAGTCTTGGATAAAGATATTGATACAAATGATTTGGCGGAAGAAGATAAACAAGCAATTCTTTTATTTTTAAGAAACACCGCATTTGGTCCCGAATATAAATTTTATTTAACCGACCCAAAAACCGAAAAAGAATTTACATCCTCGGTTGATTTAAGTGAAGTTAAATTCAAAGATTTCACACTTGTTCCTGATGCGAATGGTGAATTTAATTACCACATGAGTAAATGTAATGTTGATATTACGTTTAAATTCTTAACACCAAAACAAAAAGAAGATATCAAAAAAATTGAAGAAAGTTGGAATGGTCTTGGTGTTGCACCAATTATTACCAAACAACTTGAAATGATGATTAAATCAGTTGCAGGTAATAAAGATATGATGAACATACACAATTTTGTTGAGAAATTACCAATAAAGGACTCACAAGATTTTAAAAAATATGTTAAAGATAATACACCAGGTTTAGACCTTAAAAGAACAGTTAAGACCCCGTCAGGAGATGACATCCAAGTTGAAGTTGGATTCGGGGTAGAGTTTTTTCGCCCTTTCTACGGATTATAAAAAAGGTCAATTAGACGAAATACTTTTTTTGGTTAAAAGAGGATTCTCTTATGGAGACATTCTTTCAATGCCCGTCTTTATTAGAAGGTATTATGTTGAGTACATTTTGGAATTGGAAAATGATCCAAGTTAATATTTATTAGTATGCCAGACATTAGTAAAATAAAAAAAGGTCTAAGTGAAGACGCATTTAAAAACGAATACGACAAACTATTAATACAAGAAAAAGGTACTTTTAACTTAAAAAGTTTTCAAAACTCTTGGAATATTTATAGAACGCCGTTAGATCGTACAAGCATACCAACAATTAGTAGTGTTACAAGTAGTTTATCGTCTGGTTTTGAAAAGGCGATAGGTGCTGGAGAAAGTTCAGGATATTTTCCGGATGAGAGTAAGCTATCGGAAAAAGTGGGTGAATTCGTAAAAAATATAGGATTAATAACCCAACCATTAGAACTAGGTAAAAAACTATTAGGTGATGTGGTTGATGAAACTTTATTTTTTTATAAACAACAATCAGAATTAGTTAGATCTATTAATAGAGAGGCTGGTTTAACTGGTGATTTTGCAGCCGCTGTTAGAGAAGAATTGACAATGGCAAATCCAGAATTATTAAGATTTGGTATTTCATTTCAAGAATTATCTAACTCAGCTAAAAGTGTTGTTGATAATAGTGGTAGGTTTTTAGCTCTTAATAGAAGTACATGGAAAGAAACGGGTGTGGCGGCTTCCGCATACGTTGGTACTCTTAGTGAGTTGACCGCAATGTTTCCACAATTTGAAAAAATTGGTATTGGTGCAGGTGATGTTTCAAAACAAATTGAAATGGTTGGTAAGAGATCAATAGAATTGGGTTTACAATCACAAAAAACAACAAAAGATTTAAGTATGAATTTAAGTAAGTTAAACGAATATGGTTTTAAAAATGGAACACAAGGTTTGGCTGAAATGGTTAGGAAATCAACAGAATTAAGATATAACATGGGTGAAGTATTTAAAATTGCTGAAAAAGTGTTTGAACCAGAAGGTGCTATTGATTTGGCCGCAAATTTACAAGCAATTGGTGGAGCAATTGGTGACTTTAATGACCCATTAAAACTTATGTATATGGCGACTAATAATGTTGAGGGATTGGGTACCGCTCTTGAGGGTGTTGCTGGTTCATTGGCGACATATAACGAAGAACAAGGTAGATTTGAGATAACAGGTGTTAATTTAAGAAAAGCAAGAGCATTAGCAAAAGAATTGGGTATAGAATATGGTGAACTTGCAAATATGGCAACAGCATCTGCCGAAAGAGCGTCAGCTGCTGCTGATTTAATGGCGACTGGTTTATCGTTAGATGAAGATCAAAAAAGATTTATCACCAACATAGCAACCATGAAAGATGGTAAAATGCAAATAGAATTACAAAGTGATAAATTAAAAGGTATTTTTCAGACAGATAGAATCGCTCTAGAGGATTTAAGTAAAACACAAGTTGATGAATTAATTAGTTTCCAAAACGAATTTAAAAAATTATCCAAGGAGGAAATTGTACAAAAACAAGCCACGGATATTGAAAACATTGGTAGAAATATTCAATTTTTGACTGCGGTGGCTAGAGAAAGGTTAGTTAGGGAAAGTAAAGATATCTTAGGAACAATAGTAAAAAAACTTGGTTACGATCCTGAAACTGTCTATAAAGACATTAATGAAAAACTTAATAAAGGTATTGTTGATTTAGGAAACACAATAAAATCAAAACCCGACTTAAATAAAGAAAACAATCGTTCAAAATCTGAGATACAACCAACAACCAAATTGACTGAAGATAAAATGAAATCTGGTTATGATCGTTTAAAGGAAACATATGATGAAATACGTACATCAATAAACAATAAAGAGACACAACCAAAAAAACTTGATATAAGCTTGAATTACAATTCACCGAATATGTTAGATAATCTTAGTAGAGGGTTATTTAGAAGTCCTGAATTTGTTGACACCATTAAAAATGGGATAATTGATGATAAATCATATGTTTAAAATTAGGTATTATACCTATTTATTATAAAAGAATTAAGATGCCAACATATTTAGATTTTGATACAACGAAAACCTTTAGGAATTCTTTAATTGCAAGAACATTACAAAGACCGAATGGTCCACAAACATTCACTGCAACAAATTATATAGTTCAAAATTTGAATGATTTATCAAACGTGGATCCTGGAGATGTTGATGACGACAGACCTCAACAACTTCAAAAAACCTCTTCAATAAACACATTTAAACCAAATTTCTACAATATAGTAGAAAACTTGAGAGTATTACCAAGAAGAGCTAATTTGGGATTATATCCATATTTTACTTCGGGAAATTACAATCTTGTTGGTATAATGTCAAGAAGTGATTACGAAAACGAATCTGAGTTATTTAAGTTTGCGGCTTCAAATATACGTAACAATGAACAAGGACCAGTATTTGGTAGATTAAGTCAAAATCTATACACTGCAACAGCGGGAAGGGCGAGGTTTTTAGAAATATTTGATAATACGGGTAATCAATTATCAACATTAACAAATATAATAACAGGTAGAGAACCATTAGTTGAAAAAAACTATAAAATCACCGTTGCAAGTACGTTACTTGGAAAAGGTGTTGATTTTTTACAAACTGTTGCGGGTGTAGAATCACCTTTTAGTGAAATACCCGGTGATTATTTAACAAACCCAAGAAACCCTATTAACAACAGACCACCGGCAACAACCGAAGCAGGTGCTGTTTTACAGGATGTTACTGGTGTGTTGGGTTCACTTATTGGAATACAAAGAAGACCAAAACCAACAAGAAAACCTTCCGATTTATTCATTGAATATATGGGTCAGGGTCAAAGACAAGTGTTGTACGATAACCTTTCATATTCAAGATATGCCCCTAATTACACAACAACGGCAAGGTCACAAAATTCATCTAAAATTTTTAATTTTATAGATAAAGCCGCTCAAGGTGTAAAAAACTTTTTAGGATTAGAAGCACCTGAAGGTACTGCATATATTGGTGATGATAGGGCTGAAGATGTTAAATACACAATGTCCGATTTTAATGATAATACAGTAAAAAGTAGTTATTATCTTAGTTTATTGTTTGACCCTGTTCAAGCAAATCTATTTGAAAGACAAAGAAACGTAAGTCAAGGCGGACCAATATCGGGTAAGTTAACGTGGTTAAGTAAAAACTCAAGAAACAAAATAGGTTTACATAACGAAGAGTTTCAACAATTTGAAAGTAATCAATTTAATGATTCTAAATCAACAGATAAAACGTTTAGAGGAGGGTCTATTCTATCAAAAACACAAGAATTACTTGATTCAATGCCTAAAGATGGTATTGGTTCAAGAACACATGTGGGTAATGCGATAGATCAAACAAGTAGAATCTTCAAAGAAGGGGATTCAATGTTATCAAGAGGTTCTGCAATAAAATATGTTGATCAATTTAACCAAGAGACTGGTGCGGAGTTTTGTAGGGTTTGGACAAAAGACAGATCCTACTTCAACTATTCTGACACTATGAAAAGAACTGCCAATATAAGAAATTTTGATGGTAGTGTTTTAGGTGGTGATAGTAGACCATGGAATATTAACTACGCACCAATGTCAAGCGGTGTGTATGATCCAACAGGAAAAAATTCGTTTGGTGCAAAAAATTCAACAAACATATTACAAGGTCCCGACCAAGCAACAACATATGGTGGTAATGAGTTTTATGCTAAGAAATACATGTTTTCAATTGAAAACTTAGCGTGGAGAACATCAACATCACCCGGATTCACGTATTTTGATTTACCATATTGTGAAAGAGGTTCAAATGGTGGTAGAGTAATGTGGTTTCCACCATACGATTTAAAAATTAGTGAAAACAATAGTGCTAGATGGACAGATAATACCTTTTTGGGTAGACCTGAACCAATCTACACATATCAAGACACATCAAGAAGTGGACAATTATCGTTTAAAGTTGTTGTCGATCACCCAAGTATTTTGAATTTATTAGTTAGAGAGGTTTTTAAAGGTATGTCAGACGATGAGGCTGATAACTATATTAATGCTTTCTTTGCTGGATGTGAAGAAGTTGATTTTTATGATTTAATAACAAGATATTCTACGTTATCTGCTAGTGACGTTCAATTGGTTCAATCCTATTTGAATAGTGGAAAAGACCCACAACAGATTAAAAAGTATAAAGCAACGACAGAGGACGTTACACTACCAAATCCAAATCAAGATCAATCAAATAATACACCCGACAAGGTAAGTATTAAAAAAGTATCATTAAAGTATGATAATGATTTACCTGGACCAAACCTAACTATTCTTACATCACCTATTAAATACACTGATCTATACACAGCATATTCTGGACAACAATCAACACATGTTGTTGGATTAAAAGATGGTTTGATTTTACTTTCAGGTGCAACAAAAACAGAACAAAGGAAAGAAGAGATTTCACATATTTTTAATAACCCTAATGCCGTAATTGATAACACATCAATAACTGAACAACAAACTAAATTAACTGATTACTTTTATAGTGCAAACACCTCATATAACACATATTATAGTGGTGTAACAACATTAAAACAAAATTTAGAGAATAAAACGGCACAGAATATTACTATAAAAATAGAATCATCAGCTTCTTCGGTTGCAAAAACAGATTATAATGAAAAATTGGCATTAAGAAGAAGTCATAGTGTTATACAAGATGTTTTTAATTTATTGGCTAAGAGTGGTACAAAACCACCAACACCAAAATGGATTTCAAGTATTAGTGAGTCTGAAACTAAAGGTAGTGGAAATGATTTAGTTATTGTTGAAAAGGGTAAACCAATACAAATTACCAAAGAATACTCATTTAAAGATTTTGGTTATGATTATGATGGTAAACTGGTTGTGACATCAACAAATTATGGTGAGGTCTTCACTGGACCACAACCAGATTCTCAATGTATTAATAAAGAGTTCGAGAATTATGAAAACACCCCAAATCCTTTAAAAATATATGCTCCAATAGCTTTCTTTTGTAGACAATCAACATTTGAAATGGATTATGATGTTGCACCACAACCACAACCAACACCTTTACCACAACCAACAATTACTGAAATAAATTCACAAACAAGTCCAACAAAAAAACCACCTATAGATGCGTTAAAACGTATTATTATGAAAACGTTGTCGGAGTGTTTTTATTTTAAAAAGTTAGAAGAAAGCGATCCTGTACAATTTAAATCATTGAGAGATAAATTAAAATATTTTCACCCAGGGTTCCACTCAACAACACCTGAGGGATTAAATGCTCGTTTAACATTCTTATTACAATGTATTAGACCTGGTGATACAATACCTATTAAGGGTATTGCCGATGATACGGATGTAAATGCAAGAAATACATCATTTGGTCCACCACCAATTTGTGTATTAAGAATTGGTGATTTTTATCACTCTAAAGTTGTTATTAGAGATGTTAATATAAGTTATGACGAGAATGTTTGGGATTTAAATCCTGAAGGTATCGGTGTACAACCTATGATTGCAACTGTTCAAATGTCATTAAATTTTATTGGTGGTCAAGGATTGGAAAAACCAATTGAAAGACTACAAAATGCATTATCATCCAATTTCTTTGGAAATACTGAAATGTATGACGACAGATCAATACCAACAAATACAACATTTAATGGTATTCCTGCGGAGAAGTTTACCCAAGATACATTAAATTCTATTCTGGCTAATAAAGGATTGACGGCAAATCCAAAAGAAGATAATAATAAAAACACTAACAATAAAAATAAAAGTAGTTATATTGGTGAACAATCTGGTGATACTTTAAATTACACCAAACTTGTTGATGATGTGTACAAAAAGACTGATGAGTATTTTAAACAATTCCAAAGTACATATAATACTCTTTATACTAAATTTGGTAAAGACATAACAACATTACAATTATCTGAAACGTATAGACCAATAAAAGAATATGGAGTATTTACCATACTCTCACCGACACCGGGTAGAACTATATCGTTATTTGGTGTGCCAAATCAAGGTAGTGAAATACAAACTTTGAATGAAAGATTAAAAACCTCAATAGATTTATATGTTTCTGACAACACAGATAATATTCATTTGACAAAAATATTTGGGTTTGATAAGGTGTTGGATGGTTCTAAACAAGTTAATGCGAACTTATTTTTACAAAAATTCTTTACAAAATTCACACAAGATAAATTCATTGAGTTGTCTAATACTACAGCAGTAAAAGAACTTGAGACAAAAAGAAATGAATTAATATTGGCAATCGATAAAGTTAATTTTGTTGTTAAATATTTTAAAGACTCATCCTTAACTAGTAGTGGTGAAAATGTAAATTCAAGTATTTTAAGTGGATTTACCTCTGACTTTTTGTACAAAGAATATGAAACCGCCATTGATTATGTGGAAAAAAACACATCAAGAATGTATGAAGATTTGGGTAGTAACATTAATTTTAAATCACCAATAATAGATGCGATATCTTTTGAATCTATTATGAGTGAGCTACTTTATAGTGATGTATCTAAATTTGAATCTAGTTTAAAAGTTGAAGACACTAAAATATTTCCTTCGGATGTTGTAAACAGAATGATGAAAAAAGTTAACAACTTTATTTTAGAACCAAAAAATAAAACATTTAAACTTACTAAATTTAAAAACAGATCAAAAAGTAACCCAATAATTTTTGGGTATTCATCAAGAATTAATGAAACCGATAATAATGTTATTATCGATGCAAATCTTTTACATACGGTTAAATCAAATACTGGATTCCCAATTAATAATAAACTTAATTTTTATAGGCCAAAATAATGAGTAGACAATATTTTAATAGATACGAGTTTTTTATTGATGATGATAGTTTTAGTATCGTTCCGGGTATTGAAATACCAATCAAAACAACAGATAAATACCAGTTTTTTAAAAGGGGTAAAGACAGGTTGGATAAAATGTCACAACAATATTATGGAACACCTGTTTTTGGTTGGTTAATATTGCAAGCGAATCCACAAGCGGGTAGTTTAGAATTTGAAATACCTGATAATTATGTTTTAAGGATTCCATTTCCATTAATCGTGTCTTTACAAGATTACAAAAGAAATGTAGAATTGTATAAGTTATATTATGGAGAACAATAAGGATTTAACAAATAGTGAAAATATACTTGTCAAAGTTGACCAAAATAACTTAATTTTTATTGACCCAAATAGTGTAATTGATCCAGATGGACAAATACAACCAAGAGGTGTCAAACAAGAAAATTTGGTTATGTATGTCAATTTAGAGGCGGATCTTGTACCTAGAACAACCCTAATTTCAGATAATGACAGGGGAAACACCCTAACACAAATAGCCAAGGGAAACCTCAACTTTTTAAAAAACCAAACTGGTGATGGTAATTTTGACACTAGTTGGACCGATTCGTTTATTCCAAAACCAAAAGAATCTGAAAATTCGGATACCCTAAATGGAAAAGACCTGTCTTTTAGTCAAGGTCAATTTACCGACCCGTCAGCACAAACTTTCGGAATAGAGTCAATTAGTATTGTCGTTAAGGGTGCTAACTTTGTTCCTCAAGTTAATATTAATTTCGTTGACGTTAGGGGTAAAACATTGTTTGAATCGGGTAATAATTCACCATATAACGCATTTTTTCATATTCCGTGGCCAATATTTTATTTAACAGTAAAAGGTTACTATGGTAAAGCAATAAGGTATAGATTACATTTGGTTAAGTTTAGTTCTAAATTTAACGATTCAAATGGTAATTTTGAAATCTCAACATCATTTGTTGGATCAACATATGCGTATTTGAATGACATTCCATTGTCCGCTGTTATTAATGCACCCTACATGTATGTAAACGAGGTAAACGAAGATAAAGAATTTGATGAAAAAAGGGGTCTTTATGTTAAAAAAGCAACACAAAGTTCAAAGGGTTATTCAATATTAAAATCTGTTTATCAACAATATAAACAAAAAGGATTAATACCAAACGATTTCCCCGTTAAAACTCTAATGGATTTGGGATACATTGCACAAACATTAGATAAAATTTTGGAACAACAGGTTTTTAGTTCTGTTGACATGGGGGTTTTTAAAGGTGTAAAAGATCTTGATACTGCACTGAATGGGTTTGAAAATGAAACAAAAGCGTGGGCTAAGAAAAATTTGTCAAACACCGAATATGCTGTTGTGAACAAAAACGGATCAACAACAAATGAAATAGAACCCGATGAATTAAATAAATGGTATTTTTTAAATGGTTCGAGTGACAAAAGAACAAGTTTTGACAAAATAACTGGCACAACAAAAACAGGTACTCTTGAATTTTTACTTGAAAATAATAAAACTAAAATAAATAATGCTGTTAACTTTTTAAAAGAGTATAAAAAAACATCAGATGCCAATTTTACAAAATTATCGGTATCTACAATAAAAGATATAAATGAGTATGTAACGAATAAAACGACAGGTAAATTTGTTGCAGTTGGTATAAATCAACTATTTGCTGACATTTTTGAGATTAGAAAATCTTTTGAAGAACAAAATCGAAAATTAGAAGATGCTGTTGAAAAAAGAATGAACGAAATCATTAGAAGTCCAAATGCTTTAGGGTTTGAACCAACAATTAGAAATATTTTTGCCGTTTTATTGGCAAATGCCGAAGTTTATATTAGATTAATGAAAGATGTTCATAACAGGGCATTTGAAAAATCAAAAGAAAGGGTTAAACTAATTGGTAACTTATCAAAAGAAAGTAAGGGGGAATCAATATACCCATGGCCTGAGGTTAAAAAACCAGTTTCTGCTGGAAAACAAAATGTCATTGCGTATCCAGGAGAACCTGAATTATTAAGTAAGTTAAAATCAACCAATAAAAATTTATGGCCAGAGGTTGATTTTGTTGAAACGTATGTTGACACTGTTACAAACAAAATTGAAACAAACGTAAAAGACGAACCAACAAGAAATGAAGTTACATATGTTTTTGAAACTAATGGTGATTTCAATGCCGTTGAAGATTTATCAACGATGGATTTATTAACAAATTCATTACCATATATTGATAAGTCATATGCTGGATTTGTTTATGAAATATACGAAAGAGCGAAGTACGTAACTTTGTTTGATTCTTTTAGTAATGACTTTTTAATTGCTTTAGCTAATGAAGAATTCAAAAACATTGAACAAATTATAAAAGAAGATATTGATTTAGTGGATTTTGTTAAAAATATAACAAGTGTAAATTCATTAATCAATACAACATATACAAGTACGGAATTAGATAATGGAAAGGTTACCTCAAATGTGACTTATGGTGGTTATTTGTATAGTTTATCACCATACGAAAGATTTAGTTACTTTAAAGATAATTTACCAACTGTTGATTACATAAGATCAATAATTGATGAACCATTCAAATTTGAACCATATCAATTCACTAATTTAGACAAGTTAACCAAAAAGGGAGATTTGGGTGATAGTGAAGAAAAGTTTAACAATGAGTTACTAAAATACGAACCAGAAAACTATAGAATGAAAATTTACCCATTTAGTTCAAATACGTATTTGAATTATATTGGTAAAGAAAGTTTTACAAGAGATAACTTTAAATTTAATGGTATCTTTAAAATAAATACCTCAGAGGGATTTATCACGACACCAGTTAAAACAACTTCTTGGGTAAAAAATGGTTACACAGACAATATGTTCACACAAAACATGACTATTGGTAAAAGTAGTGTAAATGTTTTAAATACACCCTTTTTCCATAATCAATTGTTTAGTGATTTCACAAAAACATCAACATACGGAAAATACACTGGTTCTGCTTACCTTTTATTAAATTCATTACCATTTATTGATTTAGATGAAACTATAACATTTGATGATAAATCAATTTTAACATCGTCTATATTCAGAGAAATATCAGGAACACATTTTGTACCTTACCATTTAATTTTAAAGTGGGGTTCAATATATCATAGGTATAAAAGATATATCACCGAGGGTGTTGATATTTTAAATGGTTGTTTAAACACTAATGATATTACACAACCAATAACAGGTTCTACATTTTTTGATAATGATAGTGGATTGACATTTACGGTTTTAACTAGAACGGGTACAACCACAGGATCAACTGAGTCTGTAACATATTCTAATAAAAATAATGTCGGATTAAATCCATTTTATCATGCAATATTTAATCAGGTGGTAAATGGTTATAATCACTATAACACGTCACTTGGTAACTTATCTTATTCATCACAAACAATAACCAATAAGATTATACACAGGGTAAGACAAGAAAATCAAAGAAACCATTGGTCTGTTTTTATTGATAACTCACAATACGTTAGTGGTGATGATAATTACACACTTCTACCATCAAACAATTTGGGTACTCTAACAAGGGGCGAATCATTTGATGTTTCAGAACAAAACAATTTTAAAACATTATGGTGGACCAATGACACAACAACAGATACTTTATCGGGTTATACTTTTTCATCATATAAAGATTATCTTAGAAGTACTGGAAACACGTTTTCATTAACAACAAACTATAAAAAAGTAATTGATTTGATAGGTACTTTCAGTCCAAAAATATTAGATACTTTTGAAAGTTACTTCTTAGACTTTGCTTCACAAACATCAAACAATGAAGTTAATTACCAAGTTTTTAATGGTACTGTTTATGATAAATTTCAAGACTTGTTAAAAGATTTGTGTGTCGTTCCAAAAGGAAATGATCCTTCAGATATTGAGTTGTTAATAAACAATTTAAAAACCAAACAAAAAACAAATGCGGAATTTGTTACTTCCTTCCTTTTAAGCAATTCTAATTTGATTAAATTTACATTGGCAAACCCAAAAGAATTAGATGCTTACATATTGTATGGGATGGGTAACTATGGTGATTTAACAACATATGGTGTTGAACCATTTAGTATTTCAGATGTAAACACACAAACTCAAAATTTAATTGAGTTGTACATTGGTGAAGATATTGATGGTCACTATTTAAATTTCTTCGGTGTTAATGATATTAAACTAACTGAGGAAAATATTATAAATTACAGACCGATAGCTCTTATATATGCTGGTTATGTTAACGCCGGAAACACAAACACAAAAACAGCGTTTAGTGATTATTTGAGAAACGAAATTATTGCAAGAAGTGTAAACACAACTTCAACTGAAGGTGTGAAAGTACCACAAGCTGGTTCAGATATAAGATTAATAAACTATCTAAACATTTTATTACCAAAACTAAGTACAATAAGAGTGGCAAACGATACATTCGTGGATCGTAAGTATAGGGGTTATAATACCAGTGACACAAAATTGGAATTATACAATACCTTCAAGTCATTTAATGATAAGTGGACTGCGGGTAACTCAATTGGACAAAGGTTACTACTTGAAGAATTTTTATTTTTAGATAAAGCAAACAAAGATATTGGTGACAATTTTTATCTAAACATTGATAGGATTAAACCTTTACTTGATCCTAAAAATAGTAAAACCAACTTATATGGTGCAATATCTATGTTAATACAGGGAACTGAATTAGATATGAGGGCACTACCAGCATATGTTAATTTTTACGGAACCCCAATGACGAACAATAGATCAAGAATAACACCATCTAAAAATGTTGCAAAAAACATATTTGGTACGTTCTTGGATGTTGATTATCAAGAATCCACACCAAAAATTATTATACAATATGTTGGTGGGGCATCTAAGAGACCCGACATGTCTGATAGTAGGGCGTATAAATTTAATGATGATGGTTTTAATATTGGATCAATAAATAACAATCCAATAGTGATAACATCGCTAACTGATTTTAATAATGTTGATTTAACCAAGTCAAACAGGGCAGTTGCTTTTGAAGTTAGTTTTGGAGATCAAAACCAAGGTATATTCAAAGGATTACAATTAGACCAAGCATCTTTAAAAAACACATCTGAAAGTTTTGTAGTAATGGAAAACTTAGCAAGGTCATCGTCTGGTGCAGGTGCATATAATGTTGACGTTGGATTATTTGATTTATATAAAACACAATCATATAAATGTGATGTAACATCCATGGGTAATGTTATGATACAACCAACCATGTTCTTTTATTTGAAAAACATACCTATGTTTAGGGGAACATATTGGATTACTGAAGTTAGTCATAATATTAGGGGTAATAACATCACTACATCATTTACTGGTACAAGAATACCTTTTACTTCATTACCCGATCCAAAAGACTCTTTTGTTTCAAGTTATAGAGTTTTATTTGATAAAATAGCAGCGAAAGCGGTTGCATTATTTAAACAAAGAGAAGAAGATAGAAAAACAAATACAACTGAACCTATTGAATATGATGGTGTGACTTTTATTACTGATAGGGGTCCCGAATCTAACCGAATTACTGGTGAAGAGATTACAAAGACATCACCAAAAGTAGGTATAACCGAGTTTGGTTTACCATATAATGGTTATGAAGAAGAAAGATTAATACAAAAAATTGACAATCCAAACTATGGTGGTACATGGTTAAGAGCCGTTGTTGCAAAAATAAATGGTAAGAACTATAAAATTGAGGATGACAAAACAATGAACATTGTTAACAATTTGACTTGGTCACAATTGAATCCAAAAACAAATAAATTTTATAGTACAAGATTTAGAGTATCTCAAAAATACTCGGCAGAAAAGATACGAACTGCAACAACTACATTTTTAAACCCACTAAATAAAAAACAAGTAGTTTTAACACCAAATTACCAATTAGACCCTACTTTGGGTAATATTCTAACTCAAGGACCTGTTAGTTCGGGACCCGATTCTAAAGAGTATGGTATAACGATGTCTGAGTCTTTAATGAGTGAATTGGGATTATTTGATGGTAATGTGGTGTATTTTAGAATGAATAGTTAACATTTTTTGGGATTACATGATATTTATAAAGAAAAAACATTATGAGTAATTATAATTTAAACAAGACGTTAGACAACTTTGTGTCACCAAAACAGGTGAGAAACGTTTCTAATGACGGGATGGAAAGAGAAGAATGTGACTTACAAACCGGAGAATGTTATGTAATCAGATCTAAAGACGGAATTGTTGAAAGAATCAACAAGAAAGTCATAACCGAAGATGGAAGACAACTTTTACAAGACTAATAAAATGAAACAACTTGAAAAAAAATTATTAGAGGAAGTTAATCGTTTTAGACAGATTAACAAATACACCGCAAACTTACTTAAAGAACAAGAAGCGGCACCTGCGGGTGAACTACCCCCACCACCAGGTGATGAGGCTTTACCAGCACCAGACGAAGCCTTACCTCCAACAGACGTACCTGCAGAAACCTCTGCAGACGTACCACCAGTTGAAGAGGATAATACTGAAGAAATCGATATCACTGATTTAGTTAATATGACAAAATCAATTAAGAAAGATATTGATGACAACAAAAATGAACATGGTGATGTTTTAAATAAAATGGACGATGTTTTCACCAAACTAAGTGATTTAGAATCAAAACTATCACAAATGGATTCTATCATAACTAGAATTGATGACTTAGGTAACAAAGTGGAAAACATGAGGGAAAAAACACCCGAAGAAAAATTGGAACTTCGTTCATTAGATTCATACCCATTTAACCAAAACCCTCAAGAGTTCTTTTCACAAAAACAAGGTGAAATGAGAGCTTCAGGAAAAAATGAATACGTTATCAATAAACAAGACATCGGATCGTACTCATTAGATACGATTAGAGATACTTTTAATCCTGAAAACGAAGAAGATGAATTTACATACTAAAGTAAACTTATTATTAGGTATCCATGCACAATTGAAGGTATTTCATTGGCAAACAAAAGGATATGCAAGACATAATGCATTTGCACAAACCAGAGATGAATTGGAGGACTTAATGGATTCATTTATTGAGGAGGCGATGGGTAAATATGGTAGATTCACGTTAGATGATGAAACTAATACATTGAAATTGTTTAACTTATCTGAGTTAAAACCTGCCGAAATGGTAGAAACCATATGTCAATCATTTATTGGTTTTACAGAAGAATTAGACCCCGTTGATACAAATTTATTGAATATTCGAGACGAAATGTTAGGTTTATTCCAAAAATTAAAGTATCTTTTAACATTGGAATAACCACCGAAAAAATATTTTAAAAAAAAGAAAGGTCAGATTTTGTAATCTGACTTTTTTTGTTTATACTTTATCTACAATTTAATTAAATAATATATGTCAACATTTGATGCAGTACTGGCTCAGTACGAAAAAAACAAAAACGCTGCAAGCAGCAACAAAGTATCTCAAGAAGATAGACTAAAAAAGTATTTTACAACTCTTTTACCTAAAGGTGCTAGAAGTGGTGAAAAACGTATCCGTATCCTACCTACCAAAGATGGTAGTTCTCCCTTTGCCGAATCTTACTTTCATGAAATCCAAGTAGATGGTAATTGGGTAAAACTTTATGACCCTAAACAAGAAGGTAAACGTTCACCATTAAATGAAGTTTATGAGGGTCTTATGATGACCGGTGTTGAAGCCGATAAGGTTTTGGCTCGTCAGTATCGTGCTCGTAAATTCTACATTGTTAAAGTTATTGATCGTGAAAACGAACAAGATGGTGTTAAATTTTGGAGATTTAAACACAATAGTAAAGGTGAGGGTGTTTTAGACAAAATTTTCCCACTTTTCAAAAACAAAGGTGATATTACCGATTTAGAAAAAGGTCGTGATTTAATTATCACTTTAGGATTAACTAAAGCGGGAAATGGTCGTGAATACACAACAATCACCTCTATTATCCCTGAAGACCAATCACCACTACATGTGGACAAGGAAACTGCTCAATCATGGGTTAATGATGAATTAACATGGTCAGATGTTTACTCAAAGAAACCTGAAGAGTATCTTGAAATGATTGCCAAAGGTGAAGTACCTAAGTGGGATTCTGAAACCAAAAAATGGGTATCAGGATCTACAGAAGAGACAACATTAATGTCTCCTCCAGCATCAAGCACAAAAGTACCTGATTACGATCCACAAGAAAATGATTCTGAGGACGATGATCTACCTTTCTAAAAAATAACTAACAACTTGGACACTTAGACATAAAAAGTGTCCAAGTTTAAAATTAAAATATTATGGCAATTAAGAAAAAAGAATTTAAACCACTTGATTTTAAGGAAAAGTTTTCCACTAAAACAAAATACAAAGAAACCAATTTCTACTTCTGTGGTGATGCGGTATTGAAAGCGTGTGGAATGCCAGGTCCGGTTATGGGTGGTGTTAATATGTTATTAGGACATAGTAACTCATCAAAAACAACCGCAATGATTTTGGCGGCAGCAGATGCTCAGAGAAAGGGTCACCTTCCGGTATTCATTATTACCGAGAAAAAATGGAGTTGGGAACATGCTGTTGAATTAGGATTACAGGCGGAAAAAAATGCGGACGGAGAGTGGGATGGTCATTTCATATTTAACGATAGTTTTGACTATATTGAACAAGCAACCGATTTTATTAATGAAATATTGGATACACAAGAAAAGGGTGAATTACCATATTCATTATTATTCTTATGGGATTCTGTTGGTTCAATACCATGTAAGATGACATTTGAAGGTAAAGGTGGTAAAATGCACAACGCATCTACTTTATCTGACAAAATCGGTATGGGAATTCACTCAAGAATATCAAAGTCTAAAAAGGAAGATTACCCATATTACAACACATTAGTCGTTGTTAACCAACCATGGGTTGATTTACCGGATAATCCATTTGGACAACCTGAAATTAAGGCTAAAGGTGGTGAGGCATTATGGTTGGCGTCTTCAATAATTTTCTTGTTTGGAAATCAGAAAAAGTCAGGTATAAACCACATTACCGCAACCAAAAATGGTAGAACAGTATCATATGCAATCAGAACCAAAATATCAATTATTAAAAATCACGTAAATGGTTTACAATACAAAGATGGTAAAATCATTGCGACCCCACATGGTTATATTGATGATGATAAAGACGCATTGGATGCTTACAAAAAGGAACATTCCGACTACTGGAACGCAATATTATCGGGTACCGGAGAGATGACTTTTGGAGAAACGGCTGACGAGTATATTGAGGACTAACCTATAAAAACAAACTAAATGTCTAACGTACTATTAGTAGATGGAGATAACTTATTAACGATTGGTTTTTTTGGTTTAAAAAATCATTTTTATAAAGGACAACACATTGGTGGACTATTTCATTTTATCAACACAATTCGTAAAATGATTGAAGTCCACCATCTTGATAAAGTTGTTGTTTTTTGGGATGGTGAAGAAGGATCTGAAACGAGAAGAAAATTTTATCATCATTATAAACAAAACAGAAAATCAAGAATCAGGACCGAAGAAGAGATGAACTCTTATGGTCACCAAAGAAATAGGGTAAAACAATACTTAGAAGAACTATTTGTTCGACAAGGTGAGTTTGAATTTTGTGAGACAGATGATGCAATCGCATATTACTCACAAAACTCACCAAAAGAAAAAAAGATTGTTTTTTCATCAGATGGGGATTTAACACAATTAGTGTCTGAAGATACAAAAATCTATAACCCATCATTTTCAAAAATGTATCAACCAAATGATATGTTCGTATATGACCACGAAGAAGTTTTAATTGAGAACATTAAAATTGTTAAAATACTTTGTGGTGATAAATCCGATAATATTGCTGGCATTAAAAATCTTGGAATAAGAACACTTATAACTAATGTACCTGAAATAAGAACAGAGAGAATAACATTAGAGTATGTTCGTAATAGATTCAATGTTCTATTCGAGGAAAACAGAGACAATCGTGTTATAAATAACTTCTTAACAGGTGTAACCAAACACGGGGTTTTAGGTGAAGAGTTTTTTGATGTGAACAATCGTATTGTAAGTTTAGATAATCCTTTTTTAACCGACTATGCAAAATCGTATATAGAGGATTTAATAAACGAAAATATGGACCCGGAGGGTAGGTCATATAAAAACACAATGAAAATGATGGTGGAAGATGGAATATTCCTTCTATTACCCAAATCTGATGATGCGTGGATTAGATTTTTAAATCCTTTTTTAAGGTTAACAAGAAAAGAAAAAAATAAAAAAACAATAAAAATTAGAAACAATGAATAATCAAGACTTAACAAAATTTGAGTTTATTTTAACTCTACAAAACAACATCGTATGTCAACGTTTCTTCAACGTTAGAGAACACAATTTGGTAGCAAAAAAATCTATGGATTTATATTACTACGTAAAAAATATTTGTGACGAAATCAGTGAAGATTTGAAAATAAAAACTTTGGATTATCTACATGAAAATCGTGATTATTTTTACGCTTTAGATGAATTGGGTAATAACGAAACAGAAGAAAAAGAAAACTTTTTGTTGAAGATTAAACTCGGTGACGAAGTATTTATTCAAAGAATGTTTCCCGCAAATATCTATCATCCAAAAGTTAGATATACGGTAGATATTCGTCCCCACTTGAAAAGATATTTATCAGATCTAACGATCATACTATCTTCTCATGAATTGGAAACAACATATTTAAATTACGAACTATAAAAAAGGAAAAAACACATGGCAGAAAAGAATTTTGGATTTCTCGGGGCATCGTTCCAACAATCACTATTAAAATCAATCATCGAAGATAAAAAATATGGTGAGCAGATTATAGATGTTATCGAGAGTAAATATTTTGACAACAATTCTTTCAGATTTATAGTTGAAAACATCAAAGAATATTACAACAAATATAACAAAACACCCAACTACGATTCATTATCACAAAAAATAATACTTGAAATGGGTTCCAAGGAAGGATCAATGATACACCTTGACACCATTGAAAATATTAAAGAAAACACCCAAGATTCACAATTGGTTAGGGATGAGGCGTTAAATTTTTGTAAACAACAAAACCTCAAAAAAGAACTAAAAAAAGTTCAAACAATTATTGACAACGGGGCTTTTCAACAATACCACGAAATTGAAGGTATTATTCAAAAAGCATTACAAGTTGGGTTACCGCCACAAGAGTCTATGGACGTTTTTCACGATATTGATGGTGCCCTTGAACCGGATAATAGAAACCCAATTCCAACAGGTGTCAATGGTTTGGACTTAGCATTAAAAGGTGGTTTAGGTAAGAGAGAGTTAGGTGTGGTTTTAGCACCAACAGGTACAGGTAAAACAACATTATTGACCTTGTTCTCAAATACTGCATACAATCACAATTTCAGTGTTTTACAGATATTTTTTGAAGACAATCCAGCAAATATTAAAAGAAAACACTTTACTATTTGGACTGGAATTGAACCCGATGAACAACCTGAAAGAAAAGAAGAGGTAAAATCTATGGTTGAAGACATTAAACTTAACAACCCAGCAACACTGGACATAGTTAAGTTACCGAGTGATTCGGTTACAATATCTGAAATCAAATCAAGAATCAGAAAACATCTTTCTGATGGTAAAAAATTAGACCTATTAGTAATTGACTATGTTGATTGTATCTCACCTGAAAGATCCACATTTGGTGAAGAGTGGAAAGGTGAAGGTTCTGTAATGAGAAGTCTTGAGGCAATGACCGATGAATTCGGAATAGCAATATGGACCGCTACACAAGGAAATCGAGATTCGATTTCATCTGAAGTTGTTACAACAGACCAAATGGGTGGTTCGATTAAGAAAGCACAAATTGGTCACGTAGTTCTATCTGTTGGTAAGACGTTAGAACAAAAAGAGCACAATTTAGCCACAATGACATTATTAAAATCAAGAATCGGTCAAGATGGGATTATATGGTCTAATTGTAAGTTTGACAATAAGTTTTTAGTTATTGATACTGAAAGTCAAACAACACTTCTTGGTCATCAAGAAGAAAAAGAAAAAACCCAAGCAACACGAGCTAGGGACGCATTTATGAATAGACAGAAAATGCTTAATCGTGGATAATAAACAAAAAAATTTTACTAACTAAAAAAAAATAAATTTATCACTATGGATGAATCACAAAAAATATTGTCAGACTTAACGGTCTACATGAAGTACGCTAAGTTTGTTCCCGAATTACAGAGAAGAGAATCTTGGGAAGAATTGGTCACTAGAAACATGGACATGCACATTAAAAAGTACCCTAAATTAAAAGATGAAATAACTAAAGTGTACAAATTTGTGTATGATAAAAAAGTATTACCATCAATGAGATCAATGCAATTTGGTGGTAAACCAATTGAAATTTCACCAAATAGAATTTACAATTGTGCTTACTTACCAATCGACCATATTGATGCGTTTTCAGAAACGATGTTCTTATTATTAGGTGGAACAGGTGTTGGATATTCAGTTCAAAAACACCATGTTGATAGACTACCTGAAGTAAGAAAACCAAACCCAAATAGGGTTAGAAGATTTTTAATTGGGGATTCAATTGAGGGATGGGCAGACGCAATAAAAGTGTTGTTTAAATCATACTTTGGTCAACAATCATCAACACCTGAATTTGACTATTCAGACATTAGACCTAAAGGTGCACAATTAGTTACCTCTGGTGGTAAAGCTCCGGGACCTCAACCATTAAAAGATTGTATCCATAAATTACAAGGAATGTTGGATTCAAAAGAAGATGGTCAAAAACTAACACCAATTGAAGTACATGATATGGTTTGTCATATTGCGGATGCGGTTCTTGCTGGCGGTATTCGTAGAGCGGCATTAATTTCGTTATTCTCGGCAGATGACCACGAAATGATTTCATGTAAGTCAGGCGCTTGGTGGGAACAAAACCCACAACGTGGTAGAGCAAATAACTCAGCAGTCCTTGTTAGACACAAAGTGACCAAAGATTTCTTTATGGATTTATGGAAACGTGTTGAAGCGTCAGGAGCGGGCGAACCTGGAATTTATTTAACCAATGACAAAGATTGGGGAACAAACCCTTGTTGTGAAATTGCGTTGAGACCAAATCAATTCTGTAACTTATGTGAAGTAAATGTATCGGATATTGAATCTCAAGAAGATTTAAACGCTCGTGTTAAGGCGGCTGCGTTTATTGGAACACTACAAGCTGGTTATACTGATTTCCATTACTTAAGAGATATTTGGAAACGTACAACAGAAAAAGATGCGTTAATTGGTGTATCAATGACCGGTATCGGTTCTGGTGTTGTTTTAGGTTATGATATGAAAGAAGCAGCTAAAATTGTTAAGGAAGAAAACTCAAGAGTGGCTGAATTAATCGGTATTAATAAATCTGCGAGAACAACAACAGTAAAACCAGCAGGTACCACATCATTAACATTGGGTACATCATCAGGAATACACGCATGGCATAACGATTATTACATTAGACGTGTTAGGGTTGGTAAAAATGAGGCGATTTATAATCACCTTGTAACTAATCATCCAGAACTAGTTGAAGACGAGTTTTTCAGACCACATGATACTGCAGTAATATCGGTTCCACAAAAAGCTCCTGAAGGTGCTATTTTAAGGACAGAAAGCCCATTCCAATTGTTGGAACGTATTAAAAAGATTACACAAGAATGGGTTAAACCTGGACATAGAAGTGGTTCTAATTCACACAACGTCTCTGCAACTGTTAGTTTAAAACCCGAAGATTGGGAACTAGCTGGTGAATGGATGTGGGAAAATAGAGATTACTACAATGGATTGTCTGTTTTACCATATGATGGTGGTACATACATACAAGCACCATTTGAGGATTGTACAAAAGAAGAATTTGATAAACTTTATACTAAGTTACACTCAATTGATTTAACTAAAGTTGTTGAAATCAATGATGAAACAAATCTTAGTGGTGAATTGGCTTGTGCTGGTGGTGCATGTGAGATTAAGTAATGAACGATAAGATAAAAATAAATGAGGGGGAGGATAATACTTCCCCTTTAGATTTTTACACTGAAAATGGTAATAGGGTTTTTACCGAACATTACCACAAAAAAAGAGGATTTTGTTGTGGTAATCGATGTCGTCATTGCCCTTACGAACCCAAATATCAAAAATATAACATGACATTATTAGAAAATAAAGAACCACGTTAATCGTGGTTTTTTTGTATATTTATAGTATATGAAAAATATTAGTTTTGAACATGAACACTTGGACCACTACGATGGTCAAGATAACTATGAACTTGGAATCTATGAAGATGGTGAAGTTATGGGCTATGTTCAATATGTTATCTTTGACAACGAAATCACAGTTAGTGATATACTGGTTAGACCAAACAGAAGAAGAGAGGGTTTCGGTTCCATGTTAATAAAAAAGATGAAACAATTACACCCAGAAGCAACATACAGACCATCACTAAAAACCGATTTAGGATCTAAGTTTATTCATAAAGATGTTGAATTAAACGAAGAAGTAGATCGAATAAAGAAACTAATAAATCTATTATAGTTTTATTCACACCCATTTCGTTATTTCCTATATTTATATGTATGGCAGTAACATATGGTATAGATTTTCCTTTTAGGAATAGCTTAAAGGGTGATTTCCTAACAATGACCGAAACACCCGAACAAGAGATCAGGGCGAACCTGATACATCTTTTATTGACTCGAAAGGGTTCTAGATATTATTTACCCGATTTTGGTACAAGATTATATGAGTTCATTTTTGAACCTAATGATGCTGTTACTTGGGGTCAAATAGAAGATGAAATAAGGACTGCGGTTAAAACTTATATACCAAACTTAGAAATCAAAAAAATTACTGTTGTTGGTGCGGAACAAGATACCGATGGTGAAGGTGTAAGTGTTAGTGAGGATGAAGATTCTCGCTTATTTAGAATTTCAGACGCATCTAGTAAACCATACACCGCAAAAGTTAGAGTGGATTATGAGGTTAACGACTCACCATTTGTATCATCAGATTTTATAATTATAAACATTTAATATGGCTAAGAAAATATCATACGCAACAAGAGATTTTGCAGGGTTAAGACAAGAACTTGTTAATTTAACTAGACAATACTACCCTGATTTAATCAAGAATACAAACGATGCATCAATATATTCTGTATTGTTAGATTTAAACGCTGCGGTTGCAGATAATTTACATTTTCACATTGATAGGGTTTGGCAAGAAACAATGTTGGATTTTGCACAACAAAGACAATCATTATTTCACATTGCAAAAACATATGGTATAAGATTACCTGGTAATCGTCCATCGGTTGCTTTGTGTGATTTTACAATAAAGGTTCCTGTTAGGGGGGACAAAGAAGATGAAAGATACTTAGGTACTATTACCGCAGGTGCTCAACTATCAGGTGGTGGACAAGTTTTTGAAACAATTGAAGATATTGATTTTTCAAATCCTTTTAATAGTAGAGGTGAACCTAATAGACTTAAAATTCCAAATTTTGATGCTAACAATAGGTTGATATCATACTCAATAGTTAAAAGAGAGGCTGTTGTTAATGGTTTAACAAGAATTTATAGAAGAGTAATTAATCAAACAGATCAAAAACCATTTTTAAAACTTTATCTACCGGAACAAAACGTATTGGGTGTAACATCAATAATACATAAAGAGGGAACAAACATTGTTGCTAATCCAAGTAATTCTGAATTTTTATCTTCACCAAATAAGTGGTATGAAGTTAAATCGTTAATACAAGATAAAATTTTTATTCCAGATCCAACAACCGCTTCAGATAAAGAAAATTTTGTGGCGGGCACATATGTTCCTGTTACAAACAAATTTATTACAGAATACACCCCTGAGGGATATTTCTCAGTTACTTTTGGTTCGGGAAATGTTAATCCGCTTGATAATTTAGATAACTATAATCAGGGGTCTTTAAGAGTCAGTTTAGGTACCTATCTAAATAATTTATCATTAGGTGCGGTACCAGGTCCAAACACAACAATATTTGTAAAATATAGAGTTGGTGGTGGTGCCGATACAAATATAGGTGTTGATGTAATTACAAACGTTGATAATGTTGATTTTGTAATCAATGGTCCTAATAGTAATATCAATAACCAAGTTCAACAATCATTAACAGTTTCAAACGTAACACCTGCAGTAGGTGGTGCTGACCAACCCACAATAGAAGAGATTAGAAATTTAATTGGATATAATTTTGCAGCACAAAACAGGGCGGTTACATTAAACGACTATAAAGTTTTGATTGAAACGATGCCATCCACATTTGGTGCACCAGCTAAAGTTAGTGTAATGGAAGAAGATAATAAAATAAAAATTAAACTTCTTTCATATGATGAAAATGGTAATTTAATTGACACCGTTTCAAACACTTTAAAAAATAATATAGTAACATATCTATCAGAATATAGAATGGTTAATGACTTTCTTGAGATTGAAAGTGCTGAAGTTATTGATATGTCATTAGAGATTGACCTTATAATCGATAAAAATAATAATCAAACCGAAATAATTAGAACATGTATACAAGATGTCGTTGATTATTTTTCGGTAGATAAAAGAAAAATGGGTGACCCATTATTTGTTGGTGATTTAAATAGAATCATTAATGATGTTAATGGTGTTGTCAATGTTGTTGATATAAGAGTTTTCAACATGATAGGTGGGGAATACTCAACCGCAGAAGTAGCTCAATCATATGTTGATAACACAACAAAAGAAATCCAACAATCAGATATGACTATTTTCATGAAATCAAATCAAATATATCAAGTAAGATTTCCAGAAAAAGATATTAAAATCAGAGTTAAAACTATAGGAACAACTACATTCTAATTTTATTTTTGATTATTATTCTGGAAATTATATAAAATTCTATTTATATAGAAGTATGCAGAAACATAGAATTTCCACAAATATAGGTGTTGACAATAAAGTAGTTGTTGAATTAAAACAAGATTATGATTTATTAGAAATCTTGTCACTTAAATTCACCCAAACAGAGGCGTATTCCTCAATGTGCTCCGATTATGGGGTTGTTTGTGGTAGAATATCAGTAAATAATGGTTTTGGTGTACCTAACATCCGGGTATCAATTTTTATACCAATACAAGATGAAGATATTGACGATCCTGTCGTTTCTGCTCTTTACCCATACACAACCGTTGACGATAAAAATGAAGATGGTTATAGATATAATCTATTACCCGCTAGAAGACAACATGGTGGTCATGCACCGACAGGAACATTTCCTGATCAAACAGACGTATTAACAAGAGAAGAGGTACTTGAAGTATATGAAAAGTACTACAAATACACAGTAAAAACAAACGAGGCTGGCGACTTCATGATATGGGGTGTTCCTGTTGGTTCACAAACATTACATGTTGATACCGATCTTTCTGATATTGGTTGTTTCTCATTAAGACCAGATGATTTTATCAGACAGGGAATGGGTGTTGATAAATTCAAAAATAACTATGAATTTAAAAACTCTAATGATATTGATTCGTTACCACAAATCGTTTCTTTCAATCAAACAATTGAAGTGTATCCATTTTGGGGAAATGAAGATTTATGTGAGATTGGGATAACCAGAACCGACTTTGATTTGTCTAGTCGAGGTGTTAAGATTGAACCCAAGGCTTATTTGTTAGGGTCCGTATATTCCGATCAAGGTAATATAACTGTTAATAAGAATTGTACACCGAAAGGTAAGATGGGTAGAAAGTGTGACCTAACGACTTTTGGGTGTAATGTTGAAATTATAAGATTTAATAGTTTAAGAGACTCTAAAGGTAGACCTGGTTTGGAATTTTATGAATTTCAAGAAGATGTTGATGATGATGGTTCATTTGTTATACCATTACCGATGAATATGGATTATGTGTTCACAAATGAATTTGGGGAAAATGAAGTTACTAACGACCCAAATAAAGGAATACCAACATCTGCATGTTATCGTTTTAGGATTTCACCAAAAGACCAAGGGGTAACTGATGGATTTTTTGGTAGTAGTAGGGTTTTGGGTAGTTATCTAATACCAAACTTAAGAGAATATAGCGCAAATGATACCGAAATAAACAAATCATATGCTTGGTCATTAAATTGGGATGATTATCCAACAGCGGCAATAAATGATAGTGTTGTGTTTAAAAACGTTTTGGGTAGTTATTATCCTGAAGATTATTTTTATAGATTTACCTATAATAAGGTGTATGCGATATCTTCTTTTATGGGTGTACACTTTTCAAAAGGATTTTTAAGTGGTAGAGACAATTTCTTGGGATTAAAAGACATATCACCAAAAGATGATGAAGATTGTCAAAGTGAGGTTTTAACACCACCGACAAATTGGGGATGGAGGAAGTTTACTTTTCCAATTTTATTAACATTAGTTATTAATTTCTTTGAGAGGTTAATTTACAAAGCGTTCGTAGGTGCGGTACAGATAATAATAACACCATTTCAAATAATGTATGAAGAAGTAAGGTTTACAATTGATTTAGGTTTTACAACATTTACATTCGCACCCTTTAATAGTTGGGATGAATTAATTATTGAACCATTACAAAGTTTCGGGACACTAAACTTAGGTACGGTTGTTTACCCTGAATGTGAATCTTGTGGTGATGTTGAAATACCAAATCCAGATCCTGTTACAGGTTCCGTAATTGATACCGATCCTGCACTTTTATATGAAAAAGTTGGTGAAGGTAAAGCGGTTAGGGATACTGTTGATGTTTATATTGATTGTGAAACTTGGAGTTTACAACCACCAACAACATCAGGATCAACAATTTTTGCATACAATGATTGTTCGACAAACGCACTAACGAGTGTGACCTTAACTAGTGGTAGTTCTGTTACAAATGTTTGTATTAGACCACTTTCTTTGTCTATTACTCAGGTGGGTAATGGTGATGGTAGTGGATCGGCAATTGGTCAATGTGATAGTCTTATAACACACACACCAATTTACGATCCCGATAATACCAAAGAAGAATTTATACTTAGTGATGTTTACACGGGAGCAACAATTCCGTTAACATCTTATAGTGCCTTTACCGTTTCGGGTAACACATATACATTTCCATTCATTAAATCTAATCAAAGTGCTTTCCGTAAATTTTTAATAAAATTAACGGGTTATTTACCACACGGTGATGTTGTTTCTTCTGGATCAACGGCGATATCAAATTTAAACATAACATCGACTGGAAGATCCGATTTATTAAATTTAACCACATATAGTGTTGCGATACCAATCACAATAAATGGATATAAGGGTACTGTAGTAAATAATTTAAATAATTGGGTTAGATACGTTGATGATAACGGCAATGATTTTCCGTGGACAGGATTTACATATGAGATATATGATACCTTTTTATTAAAACCATTACCACCAGAAGATTCTTTTAGTTCTGCGGGGTTACCAGATGGTTGTTTATCAAGAAATACAATTTACAAAGAAAGCATCGTTAAAGGTAGCTATTGTGGGACCGGTGTAACACAATCATACAATACGTTAACTTATATTGAAGGTGCGAATTCATGTAAACCATATAATTTATTAACGGTGGGACAATCCGCATACGAACAAAAAATAAATGGTTGTACTATTGTTTGTTCACAAAGAAGTGGTTTTTCAGAATTAAGAAACGGAATTTATAGTGTCGTACCAGCGGCAAGTAGTAGTAATTGGAGAATTCAATTTGATTTAATTGATGAGTATGCCAGAACAAAACTTGTTAACAAGTTATTTTGTGAAGGTATTGTTAGTTATTCGTTTATTGACAATTGGTTAGCCGGATCTTTATATATGTTCCCATTCAAAGCAAAAGTTAGGTGGGACAATGAAGAACAATTAGACTTAAATTTTAGATGGACAAAATATTGTCCTAATTTGGTTTATTTCAAAGTAAGTGAATCAACAACAAATTCACCAGTTAAGAGATTTTATTATAGATCCACAAAGTTTAATGGTTCTGATTTTACTAGATATGATGGTTTTGGGGATGATTATGGAACTTTAGCACATCCAACAACTGTTGTGGATTTAGGACCAAGAGACGAGTTCATAAAAGAAATTTGTGTTGACCCATCTTTGGATCCTAATTGTTCTGTTGTTAGAAGTGTCAGCTCAACATCATTCCAAAATTTTAAAGAATTGTTGGGTTTATATATAAATTATAGGTTGGACACTGGTGGCGACAACTATTCATATAAAAACTTTTTTGACAATACTGGTTTTGTTTTTAATGACGATAACCGACAAGTTTTAAATGGTGATGTTTTACAATTACTATCAATCAATAATGAAGCAGGCATTGAAGAGTTTGATTTACAAAACAAAAGTTATGGAGCGTATTCACCATCTGTTTTAGATCCTGAAGATTATCCTAATTTATTTAAAGATTCATTAGGTGGTTCAAATGGACCACTACCTGTAAACTTTATTTTAGACACCGATGGGTTTAGGGTTAGAACTTGTTTAAACGAACCCGGAAGATTAACTGAATCATCACAAATGGTTCCATTTTTTTATTGGGATAAAAAGGCACCAGGTTTTGGTTCAGGTATTAGTCAATCATGGGATTATGCAACGGTTAGAAGTGAAAAATTACAAGGGATGACATATCAATACTCATTTACGGGTGATTCGAGTTACAATTATGTATTATTCCCAATGACAAAAGAATATAGTGGAGAGACAATAACTATAGGTGGTGTACAATTAAACGATGTTGGTTTTGACATTGAAACAACAGGTTCAACAGTTTACCTATCTTACAGTAATCAAGAAGAAGGGTTCACTGTGTTATACATTACGTCAGGAACAACCAGTAACCCATTGGCAGGAACATTATATACAAGAACAGGAAGTACAGGTAATTGGGTTTCAAGATCATGGAACAATGACATTGATTTTATTATTAAACCAACAGGAACCAACTATACGGGTAATTTACAAATACTTTCAACTCCGTTCTTATTTTATTTTGGTTTGAGACCCGGTAAAACCGCGGTTGATAAATTTGTTGCTAGGTTTGGACCTGCAGGTGTTTTTCCAAGTGCTGAATAATGAAAAATAAAAATATATTACTTCCATCAAAAAGATTTTTCGGATCAATAGATGAGGATTTAACGTTAAGGGTTGAACTTGATGAAACAAGAAATTTATTAAGAGAAGGTGATAGAACTATAATTCTCGATAATACAGTATTATTTGATAAAGAAAGAAACGAAAGTAACAACTATAAAATACATGGTAAACTAAAAATGGTTTTTAGAAACATGTATAGTGGTAATACCGATTACACGCCATTAAAAGAATTGTTATATTTGGTTGGAGATGGTAGTGATAATGACTTTACAGGATTTTTACCATACAACGAATTGGCATTACTAAGAAAAGATGTTTTAAGAGAGGTTAACCAAGCGGTACCGACAGACGAATTAAATTTCTATCTACCAAACATAGTTGTAAGTGGACAAAGTCAACACATGTCAATAACATCCATTGAAGCACCATACCATAATTGGAACATATATTTGAGTTATGTTTATTCGGGGGACACACAACACCCTATGAAATATACCTTAAGTGGTGGTACGGTTTTTGATTTTATTGCTGGTGACGGAATACCATTTAGAATTAGTGACAATGGAAGTACATATCGTTTAACAAGTCCAGTTGAACATGGTTTTACTGATGGTGAATATATCACCATATCGGGAGGAACATTAAACAATACCATACCTGTTTCAGGAAGAACTTTTTTAGTAACATCCGTGGGTTCTGAAATTTATAACTCTGAAAAATATGTGTTAGATATCTCAAAATCAGAAGTACCATCAGGAACAACATTTAGTACTGTGGTGTTTGGGAAAAGGTGTATTGACGTTAGAAATATATCGGGAACAACATCAACATATTATGTACATAAACACAAAACACTAACATCTGAAAAAGATTATATTCTTGATAAGGTTGGTTTTGAATCACCTATTTGGGAAAATGAAAGAAAACTAGTGTTTGAAAATAGTTCAGGGGTTAACGATTTTTTAGTTGAGAGAAATAGAATGGAGTCATTGATTTATGACTTTAAATCATCGTTTGTTTTGACAGGATTAACCAATAATTTGGGATACACACCAACAGATGTTTATGTCACTGTTGTTTTCATAAACGGCAATGGATTTTTTGAATATCCACCTAAAGTTGGTTGGAAATTTAATTTTCACGACACATGGATTGACGAACATTTTGATGGATCAAATAGTATTGAAACAACAATACCAACAACAGCATTCACAAGAACCGATAATGCAATAGTGTATAATTTTACTGGTGGAACAGAATTACCATTAGGTACAATATTAAATGGTGCCTTTGTTGAATATAACGAATCTGAATTGAAGGAAAGAATTGTTAGTGAGGCTTTTCATAGAATATCTAATCCTGTAAACATTTTTGATTATGGTCAAGATGGAAATACGTCTGGTTTCTCGGGAGCATCCCCAACAAACTTATTTGGATTATATTACCAACCACACAATAGGATTAAATTAAGACAATTATCACCATACATTGAAACTTCAACAACAAAAGAAGTATATAATTTACCACAAAACGCAAAATATTCTGAAGATGAAAAACTTTGGAAATGGAGAGATTTGTATGATCATGGATTTATTGACCCTGATGGTTTCGGAACAAATTATCCATTCATTAATAATATTCACTACGTAAAAAATGATATTAATTTCTATTTACGTAATGAGAACTTATACACAAATAAACAAGATTTAATCAAAACGGTAACTAGCTTTAAATGTTAAATGGAAATTTTACGTAAAAATATCGATCAGAATATCACATTATCTCAAGATTTATCGTTTAAAACCGATTTGGGGTGGACGGAAGGTGCTGAACAAATGGATAAAGAAATACTTTATTCAATTATAAACCCAACCGAAAACTATGAAACCGTTAGATATATTCATTCGCCTTACACATCAACAACAACAAACATACTTCAAACAGATATTTGGTATGAATTTAACTTTTTAGCAAATACAACAACAGCGTCAACATATACCCAAAATTATGAAGTGGTTGGAATTTCATTAACTGAAAATGCTAAGATGTTAAGACAATCAACAGAAAGTTTTTTCAGATTAGAATTTTATAAAACCTCTAATGATGAACCACCACTACAAACAAATAGACGATTGGTTTTTACAAAAAACTTAACATTACCTCTTGGTGAAAAAGTTTTTTATACCGGAACAACATCTGGCGGAACAATACCAATTAACGATTATATATATTTTCCTGTTTTCACAGGATCCAATTATAGAAATACCGAAAATATGTATCTTTTTTGGTTTGCTGACGACACACCTTTTGATGAAACAAATTTAACGGGTAATACTTTTTATATGACTGCCAAATTTTATAATGCTAAAGACGGAACTGTTGTTGATTTTGTCAACAAATCTTTGGGATATGGTCAAAATATAAACGAACAAAACGATTTATATTTTAAAGTTATAATTGATAGGACGGATTTTTCATATCAGATTTTCAGATTTAATAATTCAACTCTTGGACAAAGAATTGGAGAAAGGGTTGACCCAATAAAATTCTATGAAAGAAGAAAATAATGCAAAACAAAGAAAAAAATAGTTACCAAATACTTAGAAAAAATATTCAATCGGTTAAGTTAGATTCATTAACCGAACAATATTGGTATGATAGTGATGGTGATAAAATATACTGGTCCGGATCAACAACATTACCCCCATCAAATGGGTATGTTATATACAATGATAGTGGTTTACAAACAAATGGTTACTATAAATGGTCGGGATCAACATGGGTACAAATAACAAAAGCCGAGGCTTATGGGGATTATTATTTACCTGTCTTTTTAGAAACGTCTGTTGATGAAATGGGTGTTATGGTTGGTTTTGATGGTGAGATGGAACAAGTGGAACAAATATGTAATTTTAGTTATACACAGACAGGAAATACTGTACAAGTTTACAACACGGTTAACACATCAAAAACATCACAAATAAACGATGTTGTTTTTGTTGTTAATTGGGGTGATGGTAGTACGAGTGGTTTATCAACAACAAATATTACAACAACACATACTTACGTAAGTTCATCTGGTTATACAGTTTCAATATCTATTGATACACCATGGACACAATTTGTAACCAAAAAAATTATCACAGTACCATCAAATACGACAGTAACAAACCCACTTGGTACATTTAGTGGTTTTACAATACCATATACTACGATTACAGGACAAACTATAGATTATTTAAATAATTTAGACTACACGAATAACACAGGATATACTACTTTTAATTACGCCTCAGTCGGAAAAAGTAGAATTAGTGAAAAGAAATTGTATGGTAGTAACACATATTCAGGTGTAACAACCGGTACAACTAGTGGTGTTGCATATAGTGCATATACCATAGATGGTTTATACTATCAAGACTTTGAAGATGGAATTACAACAATAACGGGTGCAACATCAGGTTACACTAAAGAAGAAGTCTATAATTTGGTGTTAACAAGAAATGAACATTTTATAGGGTTTATAGATGAACCAGTAATTTATTCAGACATTTTTGTTGAAAGAGGAAAACAAGGTGTTCTTGAGAAAAGTTTAAGATTATCCGAAATAGATAGTACAGGTGAAATAGAAATTTACGGAAATGGATATTTTAACATACGAAAACAATAAAATTTATATTTATTAATAAAAAACTATGGCAATAGGAAGTTACGGAATTATAAGACCAGCAGATGTATCTCCAGAAGATGTAGAAATATATTACCACTACGTGGCAAATAGAACATCTACCTCTGAAGTTACACTAAAAAGATTAAGTTCTGTCGATATTTTGACACCGGTATTTCACAATTCAGATACCACGGATGACACATCAGCACCAAATGTTGAGATTTTGGGTGGATTGTATAACCTTAAATTAACTGCTTCGGATTTTTCTGATTTGGGTATATATACCCTACACATGAGACCAAAACAGATTAGAACAACAATAACTGATTGTGGTATTTTGGCATCATTACCTTCTGTTAGGGGTCTTGTTATTGATTTATCAAACGTTCCTGCTGCTGACAGAAATAAATTCACACCTCAGGGATTGATTGGTTATAGAGTTGAGTATATTAACACTTCAGACAACAAAAAAATACCAAACTTTTATAGGTTGGTAACATCGTCTTTCTATTGTACACCAATTGTATCAAATTTGACGAGCACGTCTCAAAAGTCAATAAGATACCAATATAGTGAACAACCAACAAACCTAATGTTTTTGACGATTACTCCGTCATCAGCACCAACAAACAAACCAAACACGGTTCCGTTTATTGGAACCCCATCACAAAAAATTATTTTAACAAATACATTCTTCAACCCAACAACTTTAGAAATTGAAATGGTTGAACACGATGCAAGTACATTGGCAAACGCACTTTATGGTAATCAAAGTAAGGCCGTTTCTCAAGGTATTTACACAATTTATGACAACAACAACAATATCTATAAACAATACAATCTTTACGAAATTAAAGACGAATTTAATGAGACATTATATGAAATTCGTGAAGAGAGAAATGATATTGACGAAACACTAAATTTTGATACAATTAGTACAACATAATGGCAAAAAGGAAGATACCTAATCAAGCAGCAAGCGGCGCTGAAACATTTAGTGACTTTTTAGTTGGTAGACAAATTACCGATGGAACATCATCGCTTACCAATTCCGTTTTTGCCTTAGATAAATCAATACCCGAAAAAGACAGTAAAACTTTTAAGACTAATCCTTTTAGTGAATATATCACTTTATCCAATCTTAAACAAGAAACTGTTTCAAATGTTACAACAAGTAATTCATCTACAAGAAGAAGAACAGATACGGTACAATTTAGAACAAATAAAAAACGTGGAGATAAGTCATTATTTGGTTCTTTAAAAAGTAGAATATTGGTTTCATTAACTAATATCATTCAAAACTTTCCTGCGGGTCTACAAATCATTTCAGATCGTCCGATAGGTAGTAACACTTATAGTGCTTTCAACATTACTTATGATGATAGTTTAAATAGAACAACGTTTTTTGTTGAAAATAGTAAAATATTTAACCCATTTGATATTGGATTTATCCCTCCTTTGAGTGATATTGCACCTACATCAATGAACCCTATTAGGGACTTTTATTCGTCATATACAAATTATGTTCTTGATTTATCAAATCAAACATATCCCGTAGTTGGATATACACAACCAGACAACAACAATCAAATTAAATTGGTTGTTTTTGGTAAACCATTTACGGGTACAACATATACACCAAATCTATTAATAAGACCAAACGATGGTGTTGTTGAAGAGTTTTTTGGTTCATTGGACGATTTAGAAGGAGCACTACTAAACAGAGATAGTAATCCAATATATACAACATCGTTTCAAGTACCTAAAGATAATGAGGACACCTCAAAAACATCATTAATAACTGTTCAATATAGTTGGCCAGTTAGTAGTGATGGTTGGAATATCCAAATTGATGGTTTAGATTATGAAAATTATGTGAATAATTTAAGTGATATTGGGGATGAGGTCGATGATTATAAATCAAACTTAACTGTTAGGTTTTTAGCTGCACCACAACTATTTGAATTTGATACCGAAGATAAAAAAGCGGAAAGTGTATTTCAATTATATGGTCAAAGTTTTGATAGTGTAAAAAAATACATTGACAACATTGCTTACATGAGAAATGTAAGTTACGATGCGGTTAATAACGTGCCTGATGTACTTTTAAAAAACTTGGCGGAAAATTTAGGTTTATCCACAATTAATCTTTTTGATCAAAAATCATTAGATGAGGTTCTTTATTCAAGACTTGAATCGAATTATGATGGTGTGGCAACCGGTACTAACCTTGTAGAAGCAGAATATGAATTTTATAGAAGATTATTAGTAAACTTGGCTTACATTTATAAGTCTAAAGGTACTAGAGGATCTATTGATTTCTTTTTAAAGTTTTTGGGGGCTCCTGAACCTTTAATTAGAATTGACGAATACATTTACAGAGTTACATCAATGCCTTCAAGTTTTGACTTGGAAAAAGATATATATGATGTTATTCAGGGTCAAAAAGTTTACACCTATGGTGAGTTTAATACGACCGCATTTACATACAATTCAATATCATATACTGGAACAACAAGTTTTGATAGGGAGGGTTATCCAGTTGACGAATTAACTGGATTACCAAGAAGGGCGTTTAATCAAACTGAAGGTATATTTTATGGTGCGGGCGCTGGATGGTATGATGAAACATTATCACATCGTTCACCATTGGTTTTAGATAATGAAAACTCTGTTTTAACGGGTAGAACAAAAACCATAAAAACTAAAAATAAACCATACACATATGGTGAAGATTATTTTGATGTGTTTAGAACACTCCCTGGTTTAGATACAGGATATGGATTAACATCGGAAATTGATAACTCAAAAGGAAAACCAAGGGAAGACGATCCTTCTTTAATTTTAAACAGAAAAAATATTGGGGTATATATTTCACCTGCAAGAGCACTTGATTACGATATATACAGACAAGGTAGAGATTTATTAATTGCTTTCGGTTCTAATACTTTATATCCACAAACAGGTGCAACATTTGCGGAGTATGTCGATAATTTCATACATAAACTTGTAACAAATTCAAATAAAATTCGTTACAAGAAAAATTATATACAATTAGAAGACGTATATAGGGACTACATTAGTCAAACAGGATTTACACCATACTATCAAATAGATGTAACAGAATTCGTTGAAAGAATATCACCATATTGGATGCAATTAGTTGAACAACTGGTACCATCAACAACACAATGGACAGGTGGTAATTTAGTTGATAACAACTTATTCGGTAGACCAAAATATTGGTATAGATTAGGTTGTCAACCAGCACAATTTATTGAAAACTTGTATCCTGATTTTGAGTCTGCAATAGAAGAAGATCTTGAAACAATATTGGGTGAGGAAAACAACTTTAGAAACCTAATCAACCTAACAGGGGTAACTTATTACCCGGTAGTAGAAATAGATGGTATTAAATATGGTGGTCCAACATATAGTGGATATACCAACTCAATGTCAATAGTTGTTAGTGGTACCACAAATACAACAAATAGTGCTAAGTTATTCAATGTGTTTCCTATGACTGGTTGTACTAGTTTGAATAGTGGGGACACAACTAACATGGCATTGATTTGTGATTATAAAGATTACTTATCACCTGACGTAGTTAAGATTAAACAACTTTGGTTATCAGCAATAGAAGAACTAGTTTCAACAATAACATTAACAAGAAATAGTGCGGGTTATGATGATTATGCACCATACACCGCAACCACTGGACAAACATATTATGTAGAAGAGATTCCTCTTTTGTATTATGAAACATATATCGATAAAGACGGAGATGAAAAGATTTTATTCACGTCTGTTAAGTATGGACCTAACCAATGCTCTGTTTCAGACTATCTTGATTATAGGTTTGAAAGTGAATATAGTGTTAGTAAAAGTGTTAGTGGAATATGTGTTGAGGTAACTAGTGGTGATGAATATTATTGTGAAACCCCGACTGGTAACACATTTGTTTCTGATGTTTATGTTGAGGTTATTGGAACAAAAACAGGTATACAAAGTGATCCTAATGGTTGGCCATTTTACATTTATGCAAATTGTTTAAGTGGTTATAATCAAAATGCGGATGTGTACATTGAGAGAGTTGTTGGTGAAGAATGTAAATTTAAAATAACAGGTGTAAGTAGTAACGATGTTATTGATTTCAATATTGTTGATGCTGCCAATAGTGAGGTTAAATTCAGGATAGATGGACTACAAGTAAAATTTGTTCATGATCCTTGTAATAAAAGCCATGTTGAAATATTTGAAATTGTTGGGTGGCAGGGTACACCTATAACTCAAATATCATACAATAAAGGTGTGACGTATTGTGATAATTACACAGGTTATACATTACAACCAATTGTTGAGTATCAAAGTAGTTTTGATTATGGTATTGGATGTGAAACTAAGGTATTGGTTGTTGAGTCAGGTTTAACGATTAATAGTGGAACAACTGTCCAAGATATTGTTGATTATATAAGTGGTGGAACCATAACAGAAAAGAATGTTTGTGATTTAGATGTAAACGAATACATTCTTTCTGTCGAACATATTCCATGTTCTGGATTCACTTTTAGTAACATTCAAAACGCACTGAATAATAGTTATAAGTTTTCATTTAATTATGTAAAACTAAAGGTTACAAGTAAAGAGTGTTTAGGTAGTGTAAAAACTAGTTTAATAACCGGATTAACAAAGAATGATACATATGAGGTGTTTGAGGTTTTACCAACAACACAACTACGAGTATATACCAATAAAATAATAGAAGATTTTGGTTCTGTAACCAACGGTTCTTATTTCTTTGATGATAGATTCCCTGAAGAATTACAACCAAAACCAACAAACTTCATTGAACCTTGCTGTGATCACCCGAAAGAATTATATAAAAATGGTGATTTCTTAATAACCAAATATGGTGAATTAATTGAGGTTATTAGTGTTGATTTAAATTATTGTGAAACAAACTTATACTACAACTTAAACTTATCAAAAAACAATATTCCATTAAACACTCAATTTTTGATTGTTTTAAATGGTAATAATAGTGAACAAATTTTGATGAAGCATAAGTATGAAAAACACTTAAATAATGGTTTTTACACGGGTCAATATTACACAACGTCAGGTTGTACATACGAACCAACTTGTGAAGAATTATTACCACCAGTTCCAACACCATCTGTAGAAATATTAATAAACCCAATGATAACTGAAAATGATGAATACATTTCCGTTGGGGACAATGAATATTTAAAATATAATTAATAATCAAACTTTTTATAATATAAAAAAACTATGGCACTAACAGGAAAAACAATTGGCGAATTAAACGCATTAGATTACACAACCAATAACCTTTTACTTCCAGTTGAGGAGGCAGGTTTAACTTATCACATTCCTTTTTCAGGGATAAACTATACTGAAACGGTGTATTCAGGATTAACACTTGCAATGAGTACTAGTGAATTAACTCCAGGACAATACTATTTGATTACTGATTTCAAAACTTGTTATGACCAACCTGACTTTGATTCAACAGGTACTGCAATCACCACTGGAAATTATAAACAAGGTAGTGTTTCACCAATACTTGTATTAGCAACAGGAACAGATACAATATCACAACTAGCATACCAACCACAATATTCAGGTGATACGATTTATTATGACCCATATTTCTCAGTAACAGAAGTTACAGGTGGCGATGCGTTTGGTAGAATCACATATAGAATTGACGATCAAGGAAACGCCTTTGACTATGACTTTAGGGAAGTTTTATTCAAGAGGTATAACACCTACAGTGCTAACAGTAGTTATGATGGTACGGTTAGTATTGATGGTTCAGGTAATGTTACAGGTGTGAATACATTCTTTACAAATCAAAGTAATGGAAACGTTATAGGTGTTGTAAATTCTAATAGTGCATACGGAGTAGATTTTTATGAAATCGTTTCGATTACTTCAGATACTAGTATGGTTGTTACAGGAAATACAATTACAGCTATTGACAATACTCTATATACTCCATCAACAAATGAAAGCGGGATGTCCTATAAAAAAAGTAATATAATTTCAAATACAGGTTTTACGGAATACAATACTTTTACGAGCTACAGTAGTTGTTTTAATAACACTTGCGGAAACAAAGTAGGAACCACAATAGAAGATGGGTACGATTTTTTATTATCAAATAACGTTTTTAGAAGTAGTCCATATATTGATAATTCATTTGGAAGTTATTTTAGGAATAACACATTCAACGATGATTGTACAGGTAACACAATCAAATATCGTTTTTATAATAACGTTATTGATAATGATTTTGATAATAATGTTATTACATCAAGATTTCACAATAATATGATTGTTGTTGATTTTAATGACAACTATGTTCAAAATAATTTTTACAATAATAATTTAGGTGACGATGACGGAACCAGTTTTACCGATAATATTATAAACGGAAATTTTAATGGTAATTTTTATACAGGTTATGATCCTTTTCAATATAATACAATAAACGGAAGTTTTTATAATAACAAAATATTACGTAGGTTTGATAACAATAATATTCAATCATTCTACGATAATATATTAGAAGGTTCATTTAATAATAACCAAATTGGTGAGAATTTTTATGGAAACACTATTAAAGGAAGTTTTGGTGATAACGTACTTGGACGAAATGTTTATAATAATACTTTCTATGGTAATTTCACAACAAATACTGGTGGACCAAACATTTACGCCAATTATTTTTACAATAATGTTTTAGTGAATAATTTAGGTTCTGATTTCTATAGTAATGATATAGGAGATATTGATAATATTCAAAACTTTAGTTTTGACCAGAATTCATTTCAGGGTAATTGTCGTAATAACACTTTTACAGGAAATACTCAATTTAATAAAATCGGACATGAGTTTTACAGTAACATAATAGCAACTAATTTTTCATATAACCAAATTGGTGATTATTTTAATAATAATACAATTGCTAGTGATTTTGGTTACGGAGGTGGAAACTATAGGGGTAATGTAATCGGTAACGGATTCCAAGGTAATACTATTGGAGAATATTTCTATGATAACACAATTGGTGACCAATTTACTCTTAACACAATTCCAGATTTTTTCATAAATAATAAAGTCTCTTACGGAATGAATTCTACGATGTTTGGAGATTCCGATTCTTCAGGTCAAACTAGAAATAATAATTTCACATTCACCCAATTTTCAGAAGATTTAAGACTTGCGGGTGGTGTTGGTGGAAATCCAATACTTTATACTGATATACCTGTAAATGTTGTAAAAGACGCATCAATCGGTGGTTCATATGTAACTTTCTTAAGTGGTGGTACTATTGTGGTACAATCAATAACCATATAAATAAATCTTTTACTAAGGATGTATTATTAGTTTAATGGTATTTATAATATGTAACAAAAAGAGGTAAAAAAAATAATAATGGCGGCATGTTATAAATATAATATAAGTATAAGTAGTACAGATACCGGTTCTGCGACTGGCAATTCGGATCCTGCTAAGGATTATCGTGTTTTTGTGGATTATATCGATTGTGATGGAAATTCACAAACTCAATCATTTTCAACTGGTAGTTATGAACTATGTTTAGATGACACAAATGGAGCACCATCATTATATTATTTTCAAAACAACACACAAAACTCCGCAACAAATAGTTCGGCAACTACGAGTGGTGATGTGTGTACCGCAACATCAAATTTCTATAGTTGTTGTGATACTGGTGGAACAATATATAGTACTTTAAGTGGTTTTCAATATGAGGTTGGTAATGTTTATAGTGACGGTGCCGAATGTTATGTTGCTACATCAGATGGACCCGCAACAGAAACAGTTGATGACACTGGTCCAACATGGATTCAACAACCTAGTTGTGAGGCTGAATGTCCAAGTTGTCCAACCCCAACCCCAACGCCAACCCCAACCGAAGAAAAACCCGTTGTTAGCCCATCTGAAACTCCGACAAATACACCAACACCTACCGAAACTCCAACTGAAACACCAACACCTACCGAAACTCCGACAAATACACCAACTCCAACTATAACACCAACAAATACTCCAACTCAAACTCCAACAAATACCCCAACTCAAACTCCAACAAATACACCAACCCAAACCCCAACAAATACTGTCACTAATAGTGTTACACCAACCGAAACACCAACAAATACACCAACCAATACGGTTACTCCAACCGAAACTCCAACCCAAACACCAACTAATACTGTCACTCCGACCAATACACCTACGAATACTGTTACACCAACAAATACTGTTACCTCTAGTATAACTCCAACTGAAACACCAACCCAAACTCCAACAAATACCGCCACTCCGACTAATACACCAACAATTGGTAGTTCTGCAACTCCAACACCAACCATAACTGAAACTCCAACCGAAACCCCTACACAAACACCAACAAATACTATTACACCAACCATAACTGAAACACCAACCAATACACCAACCGAAACTCCTACACAAACACCAACAAATACTATTACTTCTAGTGTAACCCCAACCAATACACCTACCGAAACACCAACAAATACACCAACTTCTAGTGTTACACCAACAGTAACCCCAACCAATACACCTACCGAAACTCCAACAAATACACCAACTTCTAGTGTTACCCCAACCGAAACTCCTACACAAACACCAACCTCTAGTGTTACACCAACAAATACCCCTACCCAAACACCAACAAATACCCCTACAAATACTGTTACTTCTAGTGTTACACCAACCAACACACCAACCAATACTCCTACCGAAACTCCAACTAACACACCAACAAATACTGTTACCTCTAGTATAACTCCAACTGAAACACCAACCAATACTCCTACCGAAACTCCTACACAAACACCAACTTCTAGCATTACACCAACAATTGGTAGTTCTGCAACTCCAACACCAACAATAACTGAAACTCCAACCGAAACTCCAACCGAAACTCCAACAAATACTCCAACAAACACACCAACAAAAACCCCTACCAACACACCTACTGAAACCCCAACCCAAACCCCAACCACAACACCAACAAACACAGTAACACCAACAAATACCCCTACCCAAACACCAACAAATACCCCAACCACAACACCAACAAACACAGTAACACCAACAAAAACACCAACCCAAACTCCAACAAATTCTGTAACACCAACAAACACAGTAACACCAACAAAAACACCAACAAATACTCCAACAAATTCTGTAACACCTACACATACACCAACAAACACACCTACTCCAACACAAAATTGTACACAATTTGTGATAACTTTAGCCTCGGGGTATACTAACACAGATGCGGGACCATTTAACATATCTGGTGTAACAAGTACATCTGAGATTGTATTATTAGCCGTTGGGGTTACTAAACAAGAGTTGATTAATGGTTACGTTATTAGTGATTGTTTTGGGATAATCGGTGGAACGGTTCAAAGTATTGGACCATGTACAAATTCCGTACAGTACACCATACCAACATAAAAAAATAAATAAAAATTTTGAATGTCTAGTTTAAATATAAAAATATGTGATATTGTTTCTGATGGTTTATACACGATGAGTTATAAAACAGGAGCAAATCCTTGCCCAACAAATGACGGATTTACAACAATTGGTACTGGATTGACTGCATCAACAATAACTTTAACGGGTTTAACATTCAATACACAATATTGGATAAAAATGGTTGATGAGACCACTAACAGATATATAATAAGAAATATAGAAACAAACCATAGTAAAACATTTCCGTGTTATGATACCATGTGTTTTAATGTTGAGGCTGATTGTGATATTTTTGAGTGCCAATGTAAAACATTCAACATTGAATTTTCACAAAATTGTGATGAGATACTATATTTCACATCGTGTGATGGAGATCCTATGGCGGTTCAGGCTAATTATTTTCCGGAATACTCAACAACAACATTTAGTGGTGGAACATTTGTATATGTTTGTTCATGTACAACACCGGTGATTGATTGTACTGGTGTGACAATAACACAAGTAAGTTCTACTTGTATTGCCGCACCAACCCCAACCCCAACAGTAACCCCAACAAAGACACCAACCCCAACCCCAACAGTAACCCCAACAAAGACACCAACCCCAAC